GTGAACACCACCCCGCGTGTGATCACCCGCCCGGCTGGCACGGCCATCGAACTACTCACGATGCCTGGCTTCACCGTCGACCGGGTCGGCGACTGGATGCCCACGATCGCCGCCGATGAGGCGGAAGCGCTGCGGCTGCTCGATGAGCGGGAGCGGGCGCTGCGCCTCAAGCAGTCCACGCACACCACCTGACATGGCTGGACGCCCACCGGATGCGACCCGGCAGGCGTCCTGAAAGCCACCACCGAATCCGACCTAGACGAAGGGGTGTCGAATCCGATGACTTTTCGAGTACACCACATCAGCCGTTCGGCTGACACCGCACCCTCTGTTGCGCTGCCGTCGCCGTCCGACGACGCCGCCTGGACCGCCGAGACGGTTGCGATCATCGCCGGGGTTCCGATGCCGCCGCACACGATGATTCACACCCGGCCGCAGGCTGGCTGCCCGCTGTGCCCGCCGACCGCCTGCCCGTGCGGCCGGTTCGACTGCCCGGACGTGTTCGAGCACCGCCGTAGTTTCGCGGGGTCGGAGACGACGTGGCGCGAGGTGGCCGCCTGATGCCGACCATGGCCGAACTGTGCGCGGGCGGCGGACTCCTCACCCGCGCCCTCGAAGAGACGTTCGGGGTGACGTCGAAGTGGCATGCCGAGTCGGATCCGGCCGCGTCGAAGGTGCTGGAACGGCGCTGGCCGGGTGTGCCGAATTTCGGCGACGTCACCCGCATCGCCTGGTCGACCATCGGCCTCGTCGACCTCCTGGCGGCCGGTTTTCCCTGCCAGCCGTTCAGCTCCTCCGGCAAGCGGGGGGGGTCCACCGATGAGAGGCACCTGTGGCCGACCGGTGTGCTGCCCGGGATCGAGGCACTGATGCCGCCCGTGCTCGTGTTGGAGAACGTGCCGAACCTGCTGCGCATCGAGCGCGGCGAGGTGTTCGGTGTCATCCTCGCCGACTTGGATCGGCTCGGGTACACGGTGGCCTGGACGGTGGTGGGTGCCTGCAAGATGGGCGCCTGCCACCACCGGCACCGCCTGTTCATGCTGGCCGTTCGTTCGCCGGGCGTGTCGGTGCCGTCGCAGGAGCCGACGGCTGAGCGTGCCGGGGATGTGTGGCTGCCGGTGCAGCGGGTGCTGTTCGGTGACGTCCAGGCGGTGCGGTGGCCGGCGTCGGGCGTGTCGCGCGCCGGGGTTATGTGGCCGCTTCCGGTGGAGACGTGCGGCGAGGGCGGCATTCTGCTGCCGACCCCGAGGACGAGCGACACCAATGGGGCCGGAGCGCACGGTGACGGCGGACTGGACCTGCGAACCGTGGTGTCGATGCTGCCGACTCCCCGCGCTTCGGACACGGGCACGCCGGGACGTCGGGCGTCAGAGGGTTTCCGGCCGCCGCTGTCGCAGGTGATTCTGCCGATGTTCCCAACCCCCACGGCCCGCGACGCGGGCCGTGGGGCAGGGCGACCGTTTGCCGAGGGCCGCCCCCTGTCGGAGGTGGTGGCGTTGGTGCCGCCCGGCCAGTTCGGTAAGTACGAGCCTGCTGTACGCCGCCAGGAGGTCGCGTTCGGCCTGACCGTGCCAGCGCCGACGGAGCCGGGCCGTGCCGGTAAGCCGCGCCTGGCCGCCGCGTTCCCCGAGTGGATGATGGCCGCCCCGCGCGGCTTCTTGACCGATGTGGTGTCGCGTAACGAGGCGCTGCGGATCGCCGGGAACGGCGTGTTCGGGCCGGTGGTCGGTCACGCGTTGTCGTCGCTGCCGACGTTCGGGCCTGCGGTGGCGTTGCTGTCGCGCCAGCATTTGGGGGTGGCGGCGTGAGTGCCTTCAACCCGGACGCGGTGCCGACGTTTCCCGAGGCTGAGACGCGGGACAGCCGTGAGGAGTGGGAGCGGTTGGAGCGCCGCCGCTTCCGCCTGTTCTTCGCCGTGGTCGCGTCGGTCGCTGTCGTGGTGGTGGCTGCTGGCGTGTGGGCGATCTCCAACGGCCACGTTCCGTGGGTTGGTGTGCGGTGAGCGGCCGGGTGTTGCGTCTCGCCCCCACCTCGCCGGGTGGGCGTGTGCGGGAGGTGCCGATCGGGCCGGGCCAACTGCGGGACGCGGAACGGCTGCTGGTTCGGTTGTCGCGGTTGGAGTCGGTGCGGTCTGGTGACCGGACTGCCGAGATCGTGTGCATGGGCGGCGAGCGGTGACGCGCCGTCGCGCCGCCACCCTGCTTGCCGCCTCGTTCTCGGTGGGTGTCCTGTTCGGTGTGGCCGGCTGGTGGCTTGGCGCCGCGTTCGCTGGCATGGCGGCGTCGTGGGTTATCGGCCGCGCGACCGGCCACCGTCTGCTGGTTGACGCCGAGGGCCGTGCCGCTCTTTGGCGCGGTGAGGCTGCCCGCGCTGAGGCCGAAGCGGACGGGCTGCGCGATGAGTTGACGTACCGCTGGGTCGACGCCCATGAGGGCCGTTTCGTGGATGACGCCCGTCTGCGCCCGGACTGGTCCTCGCTGGACCGCAATTCCTCTTCCTCGCCTGGCGCCGCCTCACCTGTGCGTCCGGCCACCACCACTGCTTAACCCGTCCTGAGGGGAGTTCCGCATGGCTTCGTACTACTCGCGGATGCGACGCATCTTGCATAACGCAACCGGACACTTCACGCAGAGTGAGAACACGCCGGTTCAGGTGGCCCCCGCGCCGACCGTCACCGGCCGCGCCACCCCCATGCCCGGCAGTCTCGTTCGGGCCTCCGACGTGTACGCGGACCTCACCCAGTGGCTGCCGACGCCTGGTGCCCCGGCCGCCAACACGCGCCCGTACACGGGGCGACGCAACGTGTCCGACGTGAACCGGATGCCGCGAACACTCACACGGCAGCGGGTGTCCTGATGGCCGAGCGCATCTTCCTCTACACCTACATTGCCGTGATCGCGGTCGTCGTCGTCACGATGGTCGGCCTGCTCATCAAGTGGTCGCGGGAAGAGTGGCAGGCGGCCCGCCTCGACAGTGCGCGTGTCGAATCCGAGTTCGGTCCGCTGCTGGCCCGTGTTCGTGCCGCCGCCGACGGGTGGGTTTCCGCCGTACCGGGTGCCGACCGGTACATGGCTCGTGGACGTCACCGCGCCTCCCGGCCCAGCTCGACGCCGGAGGGTGAGCCGGATCGTCTGGTGGCGTCGGCTCCCGTCGTGCTGTCCGACCACAAGCCGGCCGTCGACGAGGTGTTCGCTCAGGTCGGCTACCCGGCCGCCGGGCGGGCCTCGCTGCCGCTGCCGTTCGACCAGCAGGTGCGGGACCGCAACGACGCCCTGCACGCACTGCACGAAGGGCTGCGGTTCGAGAACACCACGGTGCTGCCGGCGATGCGTGAGGCGGCGTCGTGAACCGCCTGTCGCGTCTGCTTGCCGCCTACTTCCCCACCTTGTCTGGCCGGGTGGATGCGGCCCTGCGGATTCGCGCCCTTGAGGCGCAGGTGCGGCGGCTGGCCGCAGCCAATGCGGTGCTGCAAGGCCAGGCCGATCAGCTTGCCCGGATTCGGCGGACTGCCCGGATCCGTTTCAACGACAGAACCCGAGGTGCGTCCTGATGCATGACCTGTACATCGTGTTGTCTCCTGCCGCTGTGATGGCCGGGTTTCTTGGCCTGATCGTCCTGGTGGCGGTGGTGTTCATCGCCGGCGCGTTGGCGATGCGCCCGGACCGGCCGTCCCCGCCGTCGTGTGAGTCGGTGGAGTGCGCGGAGACGGTGGAGCTGCCGTCGAAGGATCGGCGGATCGTGATGGCGATTCCGGCCCCGCGCCGTCCGGTGGACGGGCCGACGAAGGTGCTGCCCCGGTGAACGAGTTTCAGTGGGCCGATCCGGGTTGGGTCGGCTACGGGGTGGGGCTGCTGCTGTTTGCCGCCGGCGCGGTGTGGTTGTGGCTGCGATTCAGCCGCCGTCGCGCCTACCGGGAGTTGGTGGCCGAGGTGGGGCCGGTGCGTGCCGCGTATCGGGTGCCGCAAGGCAAGTGGCATCCGTGTACGGGTGAGCCGATGCCGGAGCCGCAGTACGCGGTGGGACGGGCGTCGGTGGTGCCGAGGCAGCGGCAGGTGGGCCGGTGAGCGGTCACATGTCGGTCGGTTCGCCGAGGGCTTCCCTGGCGCGGCGGTACCAGTCGATCGGGACGATCACGACGCCGACGCGGCTGTGCTTCGACACGGGGCTGTGTTCGTCCAGCTCGCCTGCCGCGCCTGCGTCGATAAGCCGCCCGAGGTCTTTGCGGGCGTCTTCGACGGTGCGTCGTTTGATGGTCGCCACGGCCGGATCGTACAGGTCTTCGTGCGGACTTCCTGAGGTCCGCTGCATGTCGTCCATGACTCCTCCGAAATTCCTTAGGAACTACCTAGAAAGTCCTGAGGAATGAGGGTAGAGTGGTGGCTGTCGGAGGTCAACCAGACCTCACAGGCGCAGCAGCTCGGCACTAGCGCCCACACGCATCACGCAATCCCAGCCTCCTACCTCTGGAGTCGATGACGCATGTCCAAACTCAGCCTTGAGACGAAGAACCAGCAGGACGAAACCGTCCGCATCGGCCCCGTGGCGCTCACGCCTGCCGTTGACGAGGGCCACTGGACGTACCGGGTTCGCCTCACCGGCGCGCAGTCCATCGTCGGCTTCCCGAAGTTCTCCACCATCGGCATCGGATTCGCGGTCGAAGACGACTGGAACACGAACCTGCCGTACACCTGCACTGCCGAGGAGATTTACGAGCACATCGAGCACAACCGGGGTGACGCTTCGATCACCCGCGAGGACTGCATTGCCGCGATCCGGCTGATTCAGGAGGCCGCGAAGGCGGACCGGAGCGCGGGCAAGTGACCGCCCCGGCTTTCGCCCTCGACGCGGCTGCCGCCGACGCTCTCGCCCGCTACGACGACGGCTCCCCCACCCTCCCCGGCGACCTCGCCCTGATCGTCGCCTACGAGCAGCAGTGTCAGCGTGACGCGGACCGTCTGCTGAGGGACGGGGTGGAGCGGGAGCGTGCCGCGTGGCTTGCCGGGCAGTGCCGTTACTGCGGTCCGGAGGGTGCGACTGGCCCGGACTGCGGTGACTGCGACGGGCCGGAGGTGCAGGCGTGAACGCCACCACCGCGATCATCAACCCGTACTGGGACGCCCTCCGCAGCCAGGTCGACACGACCGGCTCGCTGTGGGACACGCCCAGCGTCGGCGGCATCCGCTCATACCGCCAAGCCGGAGGTGACCTCGACGCAGACCGGTGGGCGCGGGAAGCACCCAAGCGGTACGACTTCGTCAACCAGTACGCGTGGACCATCACCGACCCCGACACGGTCTCGTTCATCGCCGAGCACTCCCACGGGCGACTGGTCGATCCGATGGCCGGTACCGGCTACTGGGCTTGGATCCTCACCCAGGCCGGCGTGGACGTCGTCGCCTACGACCTTAACCCGCCCGTTGTCGACTCCGAGCGGAACCACTGGCACCGCAACGTCGCCGCTCACGTGACCATCGGTGAGGCCGACGCCAAGGACTCCGTCTGGTGGCATCCGAGCCGCACGCTGCTGCTGTCGTGGCCGCCGTACGGATTCGATGCCTGCCCGATCCTCGACGCCTACAAGGGCAGCCGGGTCATTTACATCGGCGAGGAGTGGGGCGGCTGCTGCGGGGACGACGGGCTGTTTCAGGCGTTCGAGCGTGACTGGGTGAAGGTCGCCGAGCGGGTGCCGGTGCAGTGGGACGGCATGCACGACGTGGTTCACGTCTACGACCGGCGCGAGGCGGCGTGATGGTTTCCGCCCCGCTGGTTGTTGACCGTCCGCAGCCCCAACCGGGTGTGCCGATCCCACCACCCGGACCTGTCCTGCCCGTCCCCTGCTACATGCCGCCGTGCCCGACGTGCGGTGACCCGCTGCCGGGACTGCTGGCCCTGTGCCGGCGACCGCGCTGCCTGACCGCATTCCTGGACGACGACGCGAGGTACGACGACTGATGGCCTACATCGCCAAGGTCGACATTCGCCGCAGCGTCAGCCCGTCGATGGCCCAATGCGGCGACTGCGAACGCCTTCCTATAACCGCCACCCGTGAGCGAGTTCGCAGCCACGTCAAGGAGACCGGACACACGGCGTGGGTCGTGGTGGAGCACCAAACGCAGTACAGCGCCAAGGAAGAAGGAGGTTCAGGGCAGTGACCACCACCCTCACCCGCCCCGTCCCCGTCATCGGCTGGGACGCCACCGAAGACGAGTGGGTGTACGCCCGCCGCCACGGGCTCGGCGGATCCGACATCCTCGCCGTCCTCGGCTTCTCCACCTACCGCACCCCCTGGGACGTGTGGGCCGAGAAGACCGGTGTCCGCACCTGGCAAGACGACGCCGGGGCTGCTGCCGACCTCGGCAAAGACTTGGAGCCGTGGCTGATCGCCCAAGCCGGTCGCCTGCTCAACGTTTCCGTCACCACCACCCCCCACCGCACCTACGCGCATGCTGACCACGCGTGGCAGCGGTGCTCGCCCGACGGCATCACCGCCGACGGCCGGCTGGTTGAGGCCAAGACTGCCGGGTTGCAGTCCGGGTTCGGCACCCCCGCCGGCTGGGCCGACGGCGGGATTCCGCTCGGTTATGAGTTCCAGGTCCGCTGGTCCCTGTACGTGATGGACGCCCCGGCCGCCGAAATTGTTGCCCTGATCGCCGGCATGGGTGTGCAGCGCCGCACCGTCACCCGCGACGTGGCGATCGAACACGAACTGGTTGCGCAGGTCACCGACTGGTATCGGCAGCACATCGTGGCCGGGGCTGAGCCGCCGATGGGTCGCGTCGACAACGCCGCCATGGCGAAGCTGTACCCCACCTACGAGCCTGCCGCCGAAGTTGACCTGACCGGCGACACCCAAGCCATCGAACTGTGGCACGCCTACCGGGACGCCCGCGACCGCGAAGCAGCGGCGAAGGCGGAGAAGGAAACCGTCGGTGCCGCCATCAAGAAGCTGATCGCCGACCGGGAGGTGGCGAAGGTCGACGGGCAGGTGATCGCCACTTGGTCGAACAAGAAGGGCCAGGTCGATTGGCCGCGTGTGGTGGCCGCCCTGGTCGAGCAGCACGGTGTTCCGGCCCCGAACCCGGACGAGTACCGCAAGCCTTCCACCCGCTCCCTCAATGTGAAAGACGCGTGATCGATATGACGACGAAGCCTCAGCCGGACGCCAAGACCGCCCTTGCCACCCGCCGGGAGAACGGCGGTGTCGCGCAGAACACCATCGCCAACCAGATCCGGTCGATGGAGAAGGAATACCAGCTCGCCATGCCGAAGGGCGGCGAGGCTGCGCAGCTCATCCGGGACGCCCTGACCGCGCTGCGGATGACGAAGAACCTCGACCGCTGCGACGCCCCGTCGGTGCTCGGCTCGCTGATGACCTGCGCCCAGCTCGGCCTGCGGCCCGGAGTCCTCGGACACGCGTGGCTGCTGCCGTTCTGGGCGAGCAAGCACCACCAGGACAGCAACGGCAAGTGGATCGGCGGCTACAAGGCGCAGCTCGTGATCGGATATCAGGGGCTCATCGACCTCGCCCACCGGTCGGGAAAGATCGTGTCGCTGATCGCCCGGACCGTCTACCAGGGCGACGAGTTCGATGTTGACTACGGCGTCGCGGACACGCTGGTGCACAAGCCGAACCTGTTCGGTGAGCGGGGCGACCCGATCGCCTACTACGCCATCGCCAAGTTCGTTGGCGGCGGCTACGCCTTCTACGTCATGTCGCACCACGACATGCTGCGCTACCGGGACGCGAACGCGACGGCGAAGAACCGCGAGGGCAAGGTGTTCGGCCCGTGGGTGGAGCACTTCGAGGGCATGGCTCACAAGACTTGCGTCCGCCAGTTGGCGAAGTACATGCCCAAGTCGACTGAGCTGGCGTACGCGCTTGCGGCCGATGAGGGAGTGCGAGTCGACTTGACGCCGACCGCCGACCCTGCCGAGGCGACGGAGCACCCGGACTACATCGACGGTGAGGCCGAGGAGCGGCCGACCTCGGGCGCCCCGGCGGGTGCCGGTGACTGGCCGGCGACCGTGCAGCCTGCCGATGCGAACGGCAGCAGCCAGCCGTGAGCTACGAGTGGGAGTCGGCGCAGTACGACCAGTGGACCCCGCCGCAAGCCGAAGCGGCCATGCGGTGGGTGCTGCGGGCGATGACGGACGCGCAGCGGGCGTTGAAGGCTGCCCGAGACGCCGAGATCGAAGCCAAGCACGCCTACGAGTCTGCGAAGCGTACTGCGTTCTTCTCCCCGAACTGCCCGAAGCCGGAGCGTGGCGGCTACACGGTCGCTGACCGTGACTTCTTCGGACGTTGGATAAGCAGTCGGTGGTGTTGGCTGCGTTGAACAAGAACGTTCAGCAGGCGTTCAGCGTGGTCGGGGTGCGCTGATGTTGAAGCGCCGTGCTGGGTTGCGTCCGTTCTCGCCGAAGCGTCTCGCCGCTCTGGCCGAGCAGGGCATCCGCCCGTGGTCGACGCTGAACAGCACGGGCGCCGGCCTGTCTCGGGCCGCCGGTAAGGACGCGAAGCCGACGCCGCGCCTGCGTGACACGGGCCCAGACAAGGGCACGGTGGCGACGGTGGTTGCCCGCGATTTCGGCCGCTGCGCCCGGTGCGGTGGGCCGGTGTCGGGGCAGCGTGGCGTCGACTACTCGGTTCACCACAGGCGGGCTCGGGCGATGGGTGGGACGGTCCGCCCGGACACGAACGAGCCGCAGAATCTGCTGCTGCTGTGCGGGTCTGCGACCTCGCCTGACGGCTGCCACCACCGCGTGGAGAGTTCCCGCGCTGAGGCGTACGAGCTGGGTTTTCTGGTGCGTCAAGCCCAGGATCCGGCCGAGGTGCCTGTTTTGCACGCCGTCCACGGGCGAGTTCTGCTCGCCGACGACGGCACCGTTTCTTCCCTCTCCCCCACGACCGAGGAGGTCGCATGACCGAGTACAGCGAGTTCGAGCGTCAGCAGTTGCAGGCGGTCGCCGACTTCAACAACGCCTGCCTGCCCGGCAACTGGGTCAGCTACAAGACCATCGGTGGCGTCCGCTACGGGCAGACCCTCGGTAAGGCGATGGTGGTTGGTTCCGGCAGCGACATGAATGCCGTGGTGGCGATCACCGGCGGTAACCGCAACTTCGCGCTGTCCGAGGTCACGGTGATCCCGCCGCAGCCGGACGAGATCGAGGACGACAGCCGTGACCTGCCTGAGCCGGTGGGTGCGGCCGGGCGGGTGCGGGAGTACATCGCGGCGAACGGTGACGGCATTTACGACGTGCTCGACGGGCATCCGCTGTACGCCCGCGACATGGAGGCGATCTGCCGGGCGGTTCTGGACCGGGCGGGGGTGCCGGCGTGAGCGTCAACCTCGTGAACGGCGACACCTTCACCGCCATCACCATCCACGACACGCGCGGCGCCACCCTCAACATCGAGCGCACCGACGACGGCCGACTGTCGGTGTGGATCGCCCCGCCTGGCGGCAACGACGGACCGTCTGTGCAGCTCGACGAGGCGGACGTGATCGCCGTGGTGGCGTACCTGTCGGCTGGTCGGCCGGGTGCGCTGGTTCCGGCCGCCGAGCTGGCTGCCGAGAAGGCGAACGCGAAGCACTGGCATGACCGGTATGCGGGTGCCACCGCCAGCGTGTTGACGCTTACGCAGGCGTTCACGGATCTGGCCGAGTCGCAGCGCGCCGGGGCCATGCCTGTCAAGGCGGTGAACTGATGGCCTCCTGGGATCGCCGCGAGTACACCGTCCGCACCATCGAATACGCCGTCCGGGACGGTGCAGCGATCGGCGAGTTCATGAAGGCGCACATCGCCGCTCTCGCCGGCTACCGGAAGCTGAACGGGCTGACCGACGACACGGCCGTGTTCGACGACTGGGCGACGGTCCACGTCACCGATGACGGGGTGACGATCCGCTTCGCTGTCCAGGAGCAGGTTCGGGCGGTGAACGGCTGATGACCGTGACGATGCCTGAGCCGCCGGACCGCGCCCTTGTCGGCCTGTTCGACCCCACCGACACCACGACTCCCCCGGCCACCTACCGCCGTGACGATACCCAGATTCAGCACTACGACGGCGACGAGCCCGTCTGGTTCGGAGTCGACGGTGAGTGGTCCTGGTCGGATGTGGTGCGGATCGCTGCCGAGTCTGGCCGTGTGGTGGTGCGCCTGTACCGGGCCGACGATCCGGCCATCACCGTCAACGAGGCGGTGAAGCCCTGATGGCCTCCCTGCTGAACGACCTGCCCGGCACCGCCGGTGACCTCGCCCGCCACATGGGCCGCATCTCCGAAGACGTGTACAGCGCCGGATGGCACAGCAACCTCGAATGGATGCTGTGGGACGCCCTCACCATCTGGCGTCAGACCGGCCGCGACAACTTCCCCGACTCGTACGGCACCGACCTGGCGGTGTGGATGTGGGAGTTGGACTGGTTGCAGAAGCGGGCCGTCGGCTGGGTGTGGTGGCTGGGCGGCGAACAGTTCGTGTCGGAGGGTCGGTGGCTGCGGCTGGTTGAGGCCCGCCCGTACCGGCCTTTCGACTCGTACCCGAACGCGCAGCTCGACACGGCGGTGGTCCGGTGACCACCGCGACCGGCACCCGCGTCTGGACTGTGGCGATTCCCGCCCCCCACCCGATGAAGACCGTCAACCGCAACGAGCACTGGTCGGCCGGATCACGGCGGCGACGCGACTGGCGGGAAACCGCCTACGCCCGCATCGCCCTCGCCAACCTGCCCAAGGGGCTCACCCGCATCCGGGTGGACGTCGAACTGCGGTTCACCACGAACCGCCGCCGCGACGCACCCAACTACTACGGGGACGTGATCAAGCCGTGCATTGACGCCATGTCACCCGAGAAGCGGGTGAAGGCGCGAGGCGGCAACGGCTATCGGGTGGAGCGCGGATGGGGGCTCATCCCCGACGACACCGCCGAATTTCTGGACCTGACCGCGCCGACGATCGGGCCGGTGGTGGCGAAGGGCCTGCATCCGTACGGGCTGGTCGTGCTCACGATCACCGACTTGTCCGGGGGCGACGATGCCTGATCTCGCCCAGTTGGAGGCGGCCCGCACGCCACTGCCGTTCACCACTGCCCGCGCCGGCTACACCGTCACGCGAGTCGGCCGGGCCATCTACCTGAACGCGCGGGAAATCCCCGACACCGACGCCTTGGACCTGTCGATTGCGCTCGCGCGGGCGGTCCACGAGAACGCCACCGAGGAGCCCCGATGACCCCCGACAGCATCTGGTTTGCGGTCCGTGCCCGTCAGGCCGCCGTCTCCAAAACCGCCATCGAGCGCGGCTTCCCCAACCTCTCCACGGTCGAGCCCGGCCCGGACGCCCTCCGCTCCGCCGCCCAGCTTCGCGCCTGGCAGCTCGCCACCCGACCCGACCTCGCCCCCACGCCCACCCAGGAGGTGGCCGCATGACCGCACAGCCGTACGACGCCCGGCACCTACCCGAACTGCCCGACACCGACGACATGAAGGCCGCCTTCCACAACCTCATCGTCGCCGTCAACGGATTCCCCTACAACGGGGCCACCACCGACGCGGTCACGTGGACGCTGCGGTGGCTGCGCGCCAACCCGGACGAGGCTGACGTACTGCTGGGGAGGGCCGCGTGAGCCCGCAGCGGATCCAGCGTCAGCGACGCAAGGGGTGGACCCGGCCCGACAACGCCGTCATCGTCGACCGCACCAGCCGATGGGGCAACCCGTTCACCATCGGCCGCGTCGGCGACATGCGCTCCTGGACCGGCTGGTTCGTCGGCAACCACCACGACAACACCGCCAACTACGGCCAGTTCGACACCGAAGCCGACGCAAGGGCACACGCCGTCAAGCTGCACCGCGAATGGCTCGACGGGGAACCGCAATGGGCGCACGTCCAGCCGCAGCGGCGGGCGTGGATCCTCGCCAACCTGCACACTCTCGCCGGGAAGACACTCGTGTGCGCCTGCGCCCCGGACAGTCTGTGCCACGCCGACACGTACGCGGCCCGGATCCCGGCGGCTGCCCGATGAGCCGCCTCAACTTCACCGTCGACCGGCGCAGCAGCGACCACGGCGACCGGTGGCGCGACAACAGCATCTGCCGCGACATGGACGGCGAACTGTTCTTCCCAGTCGGCACAGGCCCGAGCGCCCGCAACCAGACCGAGCAAGCCAAAGCGGTATGCCGCCGCTGCCCCGTTCAACTTGCCTGCCTGAACTGGGCGCTGGAATCCGGTGAGCAGTTCGGTGTCGCAGGCGGCATGTCGGAGGACGAGCGTCAGGCACTACTGCGTCGCGGTATCCGCTCGGTGGCTACCGCATGACCACCGCCAGCATGGCCCGCCCCACCATCGGGGCGGGCCCCACCCCCAAGGACCAGAACATGGACTACCGCGCCTACGAACGCATCATCGACGCCGTCCGTGCCGGCTGCGTCAGCCGCAACCACGACTACGAGTACGTGAAGACCACACAGCGGCGCACCGTCAACGTTCGCGAGCAGGTCCACGCCGCCGAGAAGCGCGGCTACCTGAAACTCGGCTACGACGGGTCGGTCACCGTCACCCCTGCTGGTGCAGCATGGCGGGACCGGGACCGGCTGCGGGCGCGCGGTGCAGGTTCGACGGCGACGGCCCCCGCGTTCTCCGACAGTCCGGCGGTGGCGTGATGCGCACCATCCCCGACCTGCACCCCGACGACACAAGCGCCCGCGACCACATCGCCGGGTGGCTGCGTCGCATCCGCGAAAACCGGCACATCTCGCAAGCCGAAGCCGCCGACCGGTACGGCTGCAACGAGTTCGCCATCTCGCAGATGGAGTCCCGCCGATCCTGGCATGTCGCCACCGTGCAGGCGTGGGCCCGCATCTACGACTACCGAATCCAGCTCACTGCGCTCGGCCTGACGGTGCCCGATGACGGGGATCCGATGGCCGCCATGTACGAGCACACCAGCCCGTCCACCGCCGCCGCAGAAGACCGCCTGGACTTGCGCATCTACGTCAACAACCTGGCCCGCATCCGCCGCGCCTCCCGCATCAGCCTCGCCACTCTCGGCGCACGTATGGGCTGCACCGAGGGTGCCGTTTCGCGCCGGGAGTCGAACCCGGATCGGGTGCGGGTGTCAACGCTGCAACGCCACACCCGCGCACTCGGTGGGGTGCTTGACCTGTCTGTCGTCCCCACCTGGCAAGGAGCCGCCGCATGAAGCTTCGAGTGGAGCGCGACCAGTTCGCCGACGCCGTCACCAACGCCGCCCGCGCCATCCCCAACCGGCCTTCTGTGCCCGTGCTTGCTGGGGTGATGCTGCGTGCCGACGGCGACGGGGTGACCGTGTCCGCCTACAACTACGACGTGTCCCACGAGGGGCACGCACGCGGCACTGTGCAGGATCCGGGTGCTGCTCTCGTCTCCGGCCGGCTACTCGCCGCACTGGTGAAGGCCCTACCGAACAAGCCGGTCGAGCTGGCGTCGGTGGGTGCCCATCTGGAACTGGTGTGCGGCAGCGCCCGCTTCACCCTGCCCACCATGCCGGTGGAGGACTACCCGACCCTGCCGGCCCTCCCGGACACGATCGGCACCGTCGACACGGCAGCATTCGTGGCCGCCATCAACCGGGCCACCATCGCCGCCTCCCGCGACGACACCATCCCCGTCATGACCGGCGTCCGCGTCGAATTCCGGGCCGGCACGGTGGCGCTACTCGCCACCGACCGGTACCGACTCGCCGTGGTCGAGTGCCCGTTCAACGCCACCGACCCGAACCTGTCCGTGGACCTGCTCATCCCCGCATCGGTGCTCGCCGAGACAGCGAAGACGTGGACCGGCGGCAGCATCGAAGTGTCGGCGGCGGCGGGTGGTGACGGCCTGGTCGGGTTCGCCGACGGCCGGCGCAAGACCACGTCACGGCTGCTGGACGGCACCAACTATCCGCCCGTCCGCTCCCTGTTCCCCGCCGACGACATGGTCAAGGCGACCGCCATCATCCCGGCCGGCGACCTCGCCCAGGTGGTGAAACGGGTCGCGCTGGTGGCGGAGCGGACCACGCCCGTACTGCTCACTTTCACCCCCGGCGACACCACGCTGGTCGTGGAGGCTGGCGGCGCGGAAGAGGCACGCGCGTCGGAGGCCATGCCCATCAGCAGCTACAGCGGCACCGAGGCGCTGACGGTCGGCTTCAACCCGCAGTACCTGATCGACGGACTCGCCAACCTCGACACGGCGCACGCACACATCGGCTTCGTGGACGCCTTCAAACCTGCGGTGATCGCATCCGCCGACAGCGACGGGCAACCCGACCCCACCCACCGGTACCTGATCATGCCGATTCGGGTGTCCAGATGACCACCGCCACCCTGCGCGCCACCTGCGACGACCACACCCGATACGTCGCAGGCTGCCGCCCCTGCCAGCAGCGCACCGCCAACCGGGGTCGCACCCGACGCCGCGCCGCAGCCTACGGGCACATCATCACCGGCCACGCCGACACCACCCCGGCGCGCGAACACATCGCCGCCCTGCACGACCAGCACCGAATGAGCTACCGGCACATCGCCTACGCGGCTGGTGTCCGACGCGACGCCGTACGGCTCATCGCCAACGGCAGCCAGCCGCTCGCGTACCCGGAAACCGTGCGTCGGATCCTCGCCGTCTCCCCCGCCCCGAGCATCGACGAGATTGCAGTACGGCGGGTACTCGCCGGCCACGCCCCCATCACGCGGCTCAGCGACGCGGAGCGGGCCGAACTGTGGCGGCTGTGGCGCCGCCAGCACACCAGCCCCGTTGGTGAGGCGACGTTCGCCCGCCAGTTCGGGGTGACCAAATCCGATGCGGGACGCATCCGCTACGCCGCCGACCGGGCGGCAACCAACCCTAGCCACGCGGCCACGGGCCGCACCAACCGAAAGGCCGCCTGACATGGCGGATGTTCTGCCTGACGCGATCAGTGCCCAGGGGCTCACCGGATGCATCGACGGCGTTTGCGGCCTGCCGATTATTGGTCGCGGTCGGTGCCGCAAGCACTACATGCGCTGGTGGCGTCGAACGTCGAAGGGGCAGCGACAACCCGCCCTCAACTTCAAGACCAAGACTCCGGCGCAACGGTTCTGGGCCAAAGTCGACCAACGCAACAAAAACGAATGCTGGCCGTGGCGGGGCTCAACTACCACGTTTGGGCACGGCGAGTTCTACGTCTCGCCCGAACGTCGCCAAGTGCCGGCGCACGTGTACGCCTTGGAACTAGCGACCGGCGAATCCTGTCCGACAGGCATGGAGGGTTGCCACCACTGCGACAACCCGGCCTGCTGCAACCCGGACCACATCTACTACGGAACTCGGCAACAGAACGTCGATGACATGTGGCGGCGCAATCGCGGGCGACGCGGCAGTAGGCACGCCAGCGCCAGAGTCACCGAGGAAATAGCCCTCCGCATTCGCGAGCGCTTCGCCTCCGGTGACACGCAGCCGGACCTTGCCGGCGAGTTCGGTCTCACCGATTCCGGCATCAGCAGCATCGTCAACGGCAAGACATGGGCCCACGTTGGCGGCCCAATCAAGACGCACGCCCGCCCTGGTCGTCGTCCCAATCGAAAGGCGGCTTGACATGGCAAATGACACCCCAATCACCGTGATCGGACAGCTCACGGACGATCCGGAACTCAGGTTCACCCCCTCGGGGGCGGCCGTCGCCAAGTTTCGCATCGCCTCGACCCCGACCCGCTTCGACAAGGAGCAGCAGAAGTTCGTCGACATGGAGCCGCTGTTCCTCGCGTGCACCGTCTGGCGTCAGGCCGCGGAGCACGTGGCGGAGTCGTTGCAGCGCGGTGCCCGCGTGATCGTGTCGGGCCGGCTACGTCAGCGGTCCTACGAGACCCGCGAGGGCGAGAAGCGCACCGTCATCGAGCTGGAAGTAGACGAGATCGGCCCGAGCCTGCGGTACGCGACGGCGAAGGTGCAGAAGATGTCCCGCTCCGGCGGTAGCGGCGGCGGTGACCGGTCGAACGGCGGCGGTTCGTTCGGTGGCGGCCAGGACGACCCGTGGGCTTCGTCGGCGCCGGCCGCGAGCGGTGCCCGGTCGGGTGGCGGGTTCAACGACGAGGATCCGCCGTTCTGATCCGAACGTGACTTGACCTGCGCGAATGGGGCGCGGACCTGCCTGTGTGGGGGTTCGCGCCCAACCCCGCCCACCACCAGGAGTTCAAATGCCCAACCGCGCCTGGCACGCCATTCTCGGGATCAAGCTCGACACCCTCAAGCCCAACCTCGGACACCCCGACCTAGTCGAATCCGGCGACCCCGTGCTTGCCGACCTGTGGCAGTACATCATCAACGACCGAACACCCGGGACGCTCGAATGCACCGACGGCGAAGCCAACTGTCCTGGCTGGCTTATCCCCGTCGTCGGCCCCTACAGGCACTTCCGCCACTACAACCCCGGCGAATCCGGCGGACCAGCCGCCAAAAGCGACGAGCACAAGGCGTGGCAGGAATACGTCGTCAACCGCACCGAGCAACACGGGCTCACCGCAACCGTCGAAGCCCGCAGCCGCACCGGCCGGCGGATCCAAGACGTCCACGTGGAAGGCGGAACCGTACCCCTATCGGCCGAAATCCAGGTTTCCTACATCCATCCCAGCACCATCGCCCGCCGCGTCGAACTCGACCAAACGGCCGGAGACACGCCGCTGTGGATCGCCAACCATCCGCTGTCCCCTGCCATAAACCGGGCACCCTGGTCACGCGTCGCCAAAGACACCCCTCAGCGCATACTCGCCGGCACCGCCGACCTGCTGCTGGGTGGAGCCATGACCGCCACCTGGGAAGAATGCGGCCGGCGGCATCCCAACTGCCCCGCAACCGGCCGACGCCCCTGCGGCCAGAAGCACGTCTTCCTTGACCCCACGCGTGGGCTGCATCTCGATCAGCTTGTGGTTGGCGCAGCCACCGGACAGTTCAGGCCAACGCGCAGACGTGACGGTAAGTCGATCCGCCACATTTGGTTGACGGCCGACGACTACGAGCGGTACCACGACGACCAGGCCGACCAGCAGGACACCGAAGATAATTCGGATCCGCAACTACTTCCCAACGACAGCACTGTCTGCCGGTACGGCGAAGCCAGTCCGCGCAAACTTCCGGCCAAGCCGCGTGACAGCGGCGGCGGCCTGTACGTGCCTGAGCGGCCCCGCACGGAACGCGACAGCGGGCGCGAGCTGGGCAGTGCCAAGAAGTCAGCGGGTGTGATGCTAAGCGGCGTCCTGCCGGACGGCCCTAGCACCCAGCCTCGCGGAGTTTGCGGCGCGGGGGTGACGCCGTGCGGCGAGCCTGCCCGTCTCTATCCGGCGGGCTGGCGCTGCGATGCACATGTTCCGTCGAGTCCTTGGAAGCGGAGGTGACGGCGGTCAGCACAAAAGCCCGACGCTGCGGGGGCGTCGGGCTCGATGCGGCAGGTTCGCTAGTCCTCGGACTTGGCGCGCGACCGGCGAGGCGGCGGCGGCTCACGCCCCGTCGTGTCCTCGACGCCATGGGCTCGGGCAATTCGGCGCACATGCTCAGGTGTGTAGCGCGCCTTCGCTCCGACGTGGGACAGCTTCTCGCCGCGCCGGACCGCTTCGGCAACCTCGGCTGCCAGCTCGTCACGACGCCGCTTGAACGTCGCCTCAGCCCGGTCAAGGGCGGCGCGTGCTCTCAGTACGGGGTCGTCCACGGTCCAAGTGTCGCAGATGAGTGTGTCGCGATCCTCGCCTCTCACCTTGATGGCACCGCCTGGTCGCAACGCTTGTGTTGGAACATGCATGTGCCATACTGTACCCGAGTCGGCCGCAGCATCAGCGGCCAACCCTCATTTTCCCGACCAGCAAGCCCAGGACCGGGGTTTGAACATCTCAACCGGCACAGGAGTACCAGTGGCCGTTAGCCGCACGCTGCGCTTCCAAATCCTTCGGCGCGACAAGCACACCTGCCAGAGCTGCGGCCGAACCGCGCCCGAGGTTAAGTTGGAGGTAGACCACGTCACCCCCGAAGCGCTCGGCGGGGCGACCGTTCCCGAGAACCTGCGCACCCTTTGCGCTGACTGCAACGGCGGAAAGTCGGCCACGCCTCCCGACGCTGCCGTGGTCGCCCAAGTCAGCGACGATGCCGTCCGCTGGGCCGAAGCGATGAAGGTTGCCGCCAACCGCATGCTCGCCGACCGTGAAAGGCGAGCCCGCGTCCACGAAGAGTTTGACCAGGCGTGGCACCGGTGGACCGGCGCCAGTGACAAGCAGCCGCTCCCCCGCGACGCCGACTGGCAGGACAGCATCGACCGCCTGTTGGCCGCCGGCCTGCCGATGCCGATCCTGAGCGACTGCATCGATCAGGCGATGCGAAACAAGACGATCCCTGCTGACCGCATCTTCCGGTACATGTGCGGCATCGCCTGGAAGCGGGTGAAGGAATTGCATTCCGGTGCCAGTGGACTCACCCAAGTCGACGCACCGAATTCGTCTCCCGGCGGCCCCATAAGGGCACTTTCGGACCTTGTGCTCGGATGGGCTGACGACCAGGGGCGCGGGCAGTACATGGAAGAGGCAAAGCGGGAACTGGCAGAGGAAGGCGCATGTAGCGACCCGGATGCTGTGCATGCGCGGGCAGCCTTTATCGGTGTTGTTGACCTTTGGCACACCAAAGAAGCGTGGGCGCACGCCGCAAGGTCCGTTATGCGCGGAATGCCTAGGCATCTACTCGACCGCCTGTACGGGCAGGCGCGGGATGACGCGTTGCGGGCGCAGGCGCGGGATGCCGAGGACGCGTCCGGCGAGGAGTTCAAGGAGGAGTTCAAATCGGACATGCGGGCCGACGAGGAATTCCAATCGAGTGCGCTGAGGTTGCTCGGCCGTGAGATCGGACAGCTATCCAGCTCGGCAGCGAACGGCAGGGGTGACTGATGTCCCGCAAGTACGGTGTGTTCTCGACGGACATCTGGCAGCCCGAAGACACCTTCGTCGGCTTGTCACGGGACGCGCAGTGGGCGTACTTCATGCTCAGCACCCAGAAGGACATCAGTGCCGCCGGGGTACTGTCCCTCAACGTCAAGCGGTGGGCCAGCCGCGCCCGCGACACGAGCCGCGCCGACATCGTGGCCGCGCTGCGAGAGCTGAGCGCGGGCGGGAAGGTCGTCTACGACACCGAGACTGAGGAGTTGTTGGTCGTCACGTTCGTGGACGACGACAACGGCTACGGCAACCGGAAGCGCCGGCCTGTGATCGAGCGGGCGGCGCGGGCGATCGAGTCGCTGGCGGTGCGTCGGGCGCTTGGCCGGGAGTTCGTGAGGCTGGGTTTGCCGGTGGAGTGGGTGCGGTTGACCGAGGCCGACCTGGTCGACCCCGAAGCCGACCCCGATCGGGTGTTTTCGCAGGTGGATACCCTATGTCAGGTTTCGGAGATAGCCCATGCCGAAAAGCCGGATGGGGCATCCCGTTTCGACGGGGTTGTGGTTACTGAAGTCGGAGTAGTTACTGCCTCAACCCTCAACCCACAATCCGTTCCGCCTCCGGCGGCACCTGCGGACACCGCAGTCGCAGACGATGCGCTGTTCACCTCTCCCACGCAGCCTGCTCCTGCACCTAGCAAGAACGACACACGCAACCGCGCCTTCGGAATCGCACGCTGGTGGATGGATCTTCGAGAGGCTGCCGACACGCCTGTCATCGCCACCGGCGGGGGCAAGGATCCGGGACTCCACAAGCTCCGAAGCCTGATCGAGCCGTTCACTGCCGCCTACACCGACGAAGAGATCAAGCAGGCGTTTGAGGAGATCCGAGTCAGCATCCCCGCCGCCGCTCGTCTCGACTCCACGTTGGCACAGATTCGGACCAATGCCCGCAACCAGCAGCAGGGGCGGCAGCCGAACCTTCCTGCCCGCTATGAGCCGAGAGGTGGCGCGGCCCGCTGGGATCAGCAGGGGCCCCGCGAGAACGCGAACAGCCGCAACGCCGAAGGCTGGCTCAGCCTGCCCGTCTCGGGGGGTGCGGGATGACGCTCGACGAGACGAAGCGGGTCCTCGCCGCCATCGCCATCTACGAGTACCGGTTCGGGAAGCCGGACGAGAACGTGTTGAAGGGCTGGCACAAGGTGCTTGCCGATCTGGATGTGGATGACGCGGTGCAGGCGGTGTTGCGGTACTACGCCGACAACACGGAGCGGATCATGCCCGCCCACATTCGGTCCGGTGTGAAGGCGATCCGGGCGGAGCGGCGCCGTTTGCAGCCGTCGGCGCCGCGTGCCCTGCCGTCGCGGTTTGAGGACGACATCAACCGGGAGGTGTGCATGGAGCGTGGTGCGGCTTCGACGCGGGAGGTGTTGGAGCGGCTGCTGGGTCATATCGGGGCGTCGCGTCCGGAGTTGCCGTCGGCGATGGACGAGTTGCGGGCGTTGACTGCCGGCCCATCTGTGGTGGATGCCGAGATTGTTGACGATGAGGTGCAGTCGTGACGGTTGTGGATGTGCCGCCGCAGCGGCTTGCCCCGGACGACATCATCGGGGCGGGCCAGTTTGATCGGACGCCGCCGCAGGATGTGCAGGCCGAGCAGGCGGTGCTTGGGGGGATGCTGCTGTCGAAGGATGCCTGCGCGCAGGTGATCGAGGTGTTGAAGGGCGAAGACTTTTACCGGCCGGTTCACGGCACGATCTTCAACACGATCGTGGAGTTGTACGGCCTGGGCGCACCTGTGGATGCGGTGTCGGTGGCTACGGCGCTCGCTGAGTCGAAGATGCTCGGCAAGGTTGGTGGCGGCCCGTATCTGCATACGCTGATTTCGATGGTGCCGACGGCGGCGAATGCGGCCTGGTATGCGCGGTCGGTGGCGGATCGGGCGGTGGAGCGGCGCATCATCGAGGCGGGTACGCGTCTGGTGCAGCTCGGCTATTCGGGTTCTGGGGGGACGGGCCGGTCGTCGTCTGATTTGGCGACGTTGGCGCAGCAGGCCGTGTACGAGGTGACGTCCCGGCAGGTGTCCGAGGACTATGCGATGTTGGCGGACTTGTTGCAGCCGACGCTGGATGTGGTGGAGGCGGTCGGCGCGAGTAAGGGCGCGATGACGGGCGTGCCGACTGGTTTCACCGACTTGGATCGGCTGCTGAATGGCTTGAACCCCGGCCAGTTGGTGATCATTGCGGGTAGACCTGGGATGGGCAAGAGCACCATAGCCGCCGATATTTGCCGGAATGCGGCGATTCGGGCTGGCATGACGTCGGCGTTCTTCTCCCTGGAAATGAGCAAAGTCGAACTGGTGATGCGGATTCTGTCGGCCGAGTCTCGGGTGCCGCTGCATGTGCTGCGGTCCGGCAACCTCGACGACTCGGATTGGACGAAGCTGGCCCGCTGCATGGGTGAGATCGCCGACGCGCCACTGGTGGTGGATGACACGCCGAGCATGAACCTGATGCAGATCCGGTCGAAGGCGCAGCGGTTGAAGCAGCGGCACAATCTGCGGCTGGTGGCGGTCGACTACCTGCAACTGATGTCGTCGCCGAAGGGTGCCGGCCGTAGCCGTGAGCAGGAGGTTGCGGAGTTGTCGCGCGGCTTGAAGCTGCTCGGCAAGGAGCTTGAGGTGCCGGTGATCGCGGTGTCGCAGTTGAATCGTGGCCCTGAGCAGCGGCAGGACAAGCGCCCACAGCTCAGTGATCTTCGTGAGTCGGGCTCGCTGGAACAGGACGCGGACATTGTGATCCTGATGCACCGGGACGACTACTACGACCCGGAGTCGTCTCGTGCCGGTGAGGGGGACGCGATTGTCGCCAAGCATCGGAATGGGCCGACGGACACGGTGACGTTGGCGGCTCAGCTTCATCTGTCCCGGTTCGTTGACATGGCGATCGTGTGAGGGGGGTGCGCGATGTGGTGTGACTACTGCGGTTTGGCGACCGGCGCGGTGGCCTGCTGGGAGGTGTCGGCGGGTTTTCCGGGTGACGGCATGACCCGGTACGTGTGCGCCGTCCACAAGCGGGCTGCGGTCGGCCTGGTGGGGATGGCCGGCACGGTGCGGGTGTCTCCGACGAACGTCGAGTACTGGCGGCGGCGGCAGGCCGAGGTTGTTGCGCTGCCGGCCCGAACCGAACCGATCGGGGAGGCGGCGTGACCAGATCTCGCATCACCGTCTGGCACTGCGACGCCCAACTGTGCGGGCTGAGCGCACCAGAGGACACCAAAGGGTGGACCGACGTCATCTACACCCACGGCTGCCCGCACCACGGCGACGTTATCGCCGCGCACAGGGCCACGCTCTCCTACGAGACGCGCGGCCGGGGAAGCCGAGAGGTCACCACCTGGTATCTGCGGTGCGCGTGTGGTTGGACGCCGCGCCCGCAGTGGGCGAAGCACAGCGCCCGGCTGCTGCATGACGCACACCTGGCCCACGTTCACGACCAGCCAGTGCTAGGAGAGACGGAGGTGGGCCAGTGATCGCGGACCTTTCGCCCCGCAGCAGGTGGCACCCCGACAGGTGGAGCCCCACCGCCAGCCCCCTAGCCACCCCCGACCGACCCCAAGTAGGCCAGATCATCGCATGGCGGTACGCGACATGGCGTGTCCTCGAAGTGACCCCACGCGCCGACGTGGACCTGAGCGACGAAGACCGCACCACCATGAACGGCTGGAAGCCCGAGTACCGCGACAGTGCCCGCCCGTACACGCTGGTGATCCGCCACGAACGCGGCCCCATTCTGATCGGCCAGCCGCAGCGCCTCCACGACGGCACCATTACGGCACACCTAGGCATTCCTGCCGGCCGACGCCGGTCGTGGCACATCGTGGACGAGCGGTACGCGGTGTGTGCCTGCTGCAACCATCCGCACCCGTGCCAGGAGTACGCCATGGAACGGGTCGCGGACGCGGAGGCCGACAGGCTGGCGAGACTGCTGGACTCGCATGCCCCCGGTGTGTGCATGGCGTGCCGTGAACCGGTCACCACCCGCCAGAAGGTGATCGTGTTTCCGGAGCCGTCGCCGCTGGTGCCCGGCGCCCCCGGCCCCACCTTTCACGCAAACCGCTGGGCGTGCTGGGCTGACGCCCGCTCGTACGAGCTGGGGAAGCGTCTACCCGCCCACCCGAACGCGGCCCGTCTCGCCTCCTGCCCTGGGCTGCTGTTCAGGCATGAGGGCAGCGGGCGGGAGGAGTGCACCGCCGAACGGTTGTGCACTGGCCTTCACGGGCCGAACGGCAACCGGGGCATGTCCTGCTTCACCCGCACCTACATGTTCGGGGTGAACGGCGGCTACCCTCGGCCGCCGTCGGACTGCGGGTATCGGCAGCACGGTGCCTGCTTGGGCGCGGACGTGAGTTTGGGTGGCCCGGATCCGTTCACGGTGGGCGACGAGATTGACCGCAACAGTTGGAGCCGTCGGTGACCGCCCCGGTGTGGTCGACGGTGACGGTGACAGGTCACCGCCCGCAGGACATCCCCGGGACCGCCCACGGCTGGGTTCGCGCCGAACTGGCCCGGGTTGCCGTCAAGCTGCGTGACGGGCACGGCATGACCACCGGCATCACTGGTATGGCGCTCGGCTCCGACATGTGGTGGGCGGACGCCCTCCACCGGGCCGGCGTGCCGTTCGTAGCGCACATTCCGTTTCCGCAGCAGCCCGACCCGTGGCGGCGCCGCAACCCGGAGGCGGTCACCGAGTGGCATCGCCTGCGTGGGCTGGCCGACCGGGACCGAGAGGTCGTGTACGGGGATCTCGCCGGGCTGGCCGAGCATGCCCGCAAGCGGGTGGTCGGGCGGCTGCTGCACGAACGCAACGACGGGATGCTGCGCGCATCCGACGCGGTGGTGGCCGTGTGGCGTCCGGACAAGCGGGACGGCGGCACCTACTCGGCGCTCGTGAAAGCACACCGTGCCGGTCTGCCGGTCGTGCACATCAACCCGCTCGCCCGGACTGTCACGGTGCCGTCGGCGGCCCGTCTCGCCGCACTCCTGCACCCTGGCAAGCCTCAACCTCTACCCCTACCAGCCTGAGGAGGCATCCATGACCGACACGACCACGCCGACGGATCCACTGCGCGACCACCTGCACCACATGATCGCCGCCGTTGCGCAACGCGAGTACGAAGACTCCATCACGACACCCGGCGCGGTCGCCCACGCCGCACACCTCGGCTCCCGCATCGCCGCCGAAGTGCTGTCCCTGTTCGACACCGACATGGATGAGCAGTGGGAGGTTCGCGGCACCGACCCGGACTTCGCCAGCGACAGGTGGACGTCCTACCCGGCCAACCGAGGTGACGCGGCACGGATTGTCCGGCAGGCACGTACGAAGCCGGGATGCTCCGCCGACGCCTTCCGCGTGTTGGAGCTGCGGACGATCGGCGAGAAGATCGAGGTGACACCGTGAGCGACTACAACGAGCGCGCCCTGTCCGCCCGGTGGACGGCTGTCGTCAACGATGAGATCGGCGGATGGGCTGTCAGCATCGACGGCCGCACCCCCGCCGATGGTGGTGTGATGGCCGCCGACGGCCTGACCCGCGAGGTGGCCGAACACATCGCCAACCTGCACAACCAGTGGCTGGCCATCCGCACGGCGACAGTTCGTCCCGGAACCGCTGTGATGCGCGGCGATCGGTACGAGGTCACGCCGCTCGTCCTGCCGCCGCTCGACGTGGATCAGTTCATTGAGCGTCACAGGCAACTGGTGGCCGCGTTCGATGTGCCTGCGCCGATAACCCGGCAGCAGATGCTCGCCCGTCTCGGTTGGGACGGCGATGTTGCCCGCTGCACTGCCCCCGACTGTGGGCGCACCAACCAGACACGCGAGGAGACGCCGTGACCGACCCCACCGCTGGCCTTGTCGCCAGCCGTAGAGGCGTCCGAGTCGACACCGAAACCGGCTGGTCGTCGGTCGTCGCCACCGACGCCGACGACTGCGACCGGCTCGCCGCAGCCTTCACCGCCATGGCCGCCCGGCTACGTGAACGCCCCGACGTGGTGGCCACATGGGACAAGCTCACCGACCTGGACGTAGGCGACGCCGCCCGCGACGACATCCCCGAGGCGATGGTTCGCGCGGACGAACGGGAACAGCTCGCAGAAGCAGGACGGCTACTGCCCGACGCCGACCGGTTCGAGCCGACCGAACGATCCCGACCGCCGCTGCCGCCATACACGGGCGACCAGCGCCGCCACGCGCTCGCCTTCAACGCCCTCAGTGGAGCCCTCAGTGCGGTTGACCGGTTCGTGTCCCTCAGCGAGCGGCAGTACATCACCACCGTCGTGCTGAACGCTGTAGACGGCGACCAGCAGGCGTCGGCCGTAGGGCGCTGTGGTGACCTCGCGCCCTCGATCAGTCACGCGCCTCGGCAGTCGTGCATCCTGCCGTCCGGACATCCCGGATGGCATCGCGGCGACGGGTATCCGTTCCCCGCCGAATGGGGAGAGGTGGAAGTCGCAGCCGGGCGAGACGGAACCGACGACCGGGCATGCCCATCATGTGCCCGCCCCGGCGTCGTGAACCCCGACCTGACGGTCACCCCACACAACGTGCTGGGACTCACCTCACCATGCGACGCCCAGCCGTCGCTGGTGCCCAACCGCGCACCCCGGTTCCAGGTCACCCCGCTCACGGTCGACGGCACGCACTCCGAGTACATCGAGCGGTTTCGCGGCATGGCGGCAGCTCTGAACCTTCCACCGGCCGGTGGCCTGTGCGGTGCGCCCGGCGAATACTGGCCAACCGGCAACATCCGCATCGACCTCGAACCCTGCGACCGGCCCGCCGGACACGACGGCAAGCACCACTGGCCGACGCCCGCGAAACTGCCGCCCGACCTTCCGCCACCGGTGAATCCGGACTGATGGACACGCCGCTGCTGCCGGGCCCAGACCGCCCGCGCCGGACCTGCCGATCCTGCCGCCGCCCCGTACCGAAGGGGCCGCTGGTGGATGGGCTCGGCAGCAGTTGCGCCCGCGACCACGGCCTCATCCCAGCCGCAGCACCCAAGCCGGTGTGCGCACCGCAGACCGGGCCGACGCTGTTCGACTGGCAGGCCGAAAACGGGGCCGAAATGGGGTACGCGAATGGTCAACAATGAGCCGCCCCGCGTGCTATATGCGGCACACAACAGATACAATAGACGGGTGCCGACCAGCGAAAACGCCACCCTCACCGCACTACGCAAGGTCGCCGATCCGGTAGAACGCGCAGCCGCATGCCAGCAGTTCATCACCAACGGGCGGGCCACCATTCGGGCCGTGCAAGAGTTGCGGGACGTGTCGATCCGTGACGCCCGCAAGACGGCACATCCGGACGCGAGCACCATCGACGGGTTCGCCGCCCGTATCCGAGCCAAGAGGAACGTGATCGTGGACGCGCTACGCCGGTCAGGCCGGTGACACTCTTGGGAATCATTAACGCGAACCGTTGCGTTGGCAGCCGCAAGGGGCAGAGGTGCCGCAACCCCGGCGTTGAGCACCCGTGCGGCATACCCATGTGCTCTCTACACTTCAACGAACTCAACGACTACTTCCTGTCGCGCTACCTGTTGCAGAGACAGGGCGAGAAGCCGTGCAGTGAGTCCCCCAGCACATCTGTCGTCTACTACATTGGCGACCCGCCAACCCAGCACGTAAAGATCGGCACAACGATCGACTTGACTCGCAGGTTCAGCAGACTGCGCATCAATCGACCAGGCATCAAGCTGCTGGCGGTGGAGCCTGGCGACCACCGTTTGGAGGCTCGCCGTCACCGTCAGTTCGAGCACCTGCGTGTGGTCAAGCGAGGCCAAGGCGGCGAGATTGAATGGTTCCGCAAGGCACCCGAGCTTATGGAGTTCATCGGCGGTCGGCGCTTCAAGCATGGTGACCCATGGCAGCACGAGGCAGTGTTGCGGCCTAGGGAGACTGTGTTGCGGAAGGTTCAAGCCGCTGCGGGAGGGTCGAAATGATCCGCATCCTGCTCGCGTTCGCACTACGGAACTGGAAGAAGGGGTGGCGGCCGTGAGCTTCCTCGACTGGCTCAGCGAGAGGTTCGACGACATCGCCCGTGGGCTCCACGGCGGGATCGAAAGGTGGTGGCTCGGATGACCCACGATCTGACGGTGTGGCTGGATGGGGTGCTCGACCGCATCGAGCAGCAGACCCAAGTCGTAGCGACCGGTGGGCGCTGGCACTACAGCGGAAGCGACACCATCGGAGCGTGGACGCTCTACGACGAGCATTGGTCCATCGCCACCATGAATGTCTACGACACCAAGGCGTACAACTACAGCGAACGGATGCCCGCAGCCCGAAACCCGGACTACATCAACCCGGACGCCATCGGCCAGCACGCAGCCCAAAACGATCCGACCCGCGTTCTCCACCGCATCGCCATCGACCGCCGCATCATCGCCGCCCACCCGGTCGGCGAGCACGGTTACTGCACCAACTGTTGGGCGGACAGCCAGGTGCGGTCGGTGGATGCCCCGTGCCCGACGTTGCGGCTGCTCGCTGCGGCCCACGACACCGAGCCCGGCTACCGCACCGAATGGGGGCCGCAATGATCGAACTGGCGGCCATCTGGCACCGACTCACCCACCGGCACATCGCACTGGGCGAGCCTGACGTCGGTACCATCGCGCTCTGCGGACATCGGCTCACCGGCCGCATCTGCTGCGCCACCGTAGACGTGGACGACAAACCCAGTTGGCGTGTACGCAACCCCAACGCCGAACAGGTGACCCGGCTGGCCGCCGCGCCCACAGCAGCCGAACTACGTCGGAGGGTGTGGGCGATCTCGCTGGACATCCCGAAACCGCCCGACGGGCAGATATGGCATCGGCCTGCCCGACGGTTCGGGCTGGCCGCACGCTACGGGCTTGCGCTCGGGTTGGTTCTTGCGGTCGTTCTAGCGTGGTGGCTGTGGTGACCGACCCGACGGCCGTGTGGCTGTTCAACCAGCCCACCTACAGGCTCAGGAAGGCGCTTCTCGACTGGCTGCGCGCCAACGGCCTAGACCCCGGCTACATCCCCCACGACGCCACGATCGCCGTCAACGAACAGGCCAACACCGTCACCGCCGATGTGTGGAACGTCCGTGGTGGCGCACTGATCGTGCACGGCAACGAGGTGGCCCGATACTCGATGACGGTGCCGCTGCTGGTGCAGCCGCCCGCCGAAATCCTCCACCGCCTAACCATCAAGGAGGCCCGGTGAGCTACATCGCCTTCCACACCCGCGAGCAGACCGGCTACATCTCCGGCTCCGAACGAGCCCACGTCGACATCCTCGTACGCAAAACCGCAGCCCAGCACCGCCGTAGCGTATTCGGCCACGACAGTCCTGACCGACCTTCACTGCTGCGGAAGGCCGTCAACTGGCCCGGCGACACCACCCGCAGCAACCGGTTCGACCAGTGGTCAGACACCCACATCGCCGTCTCCCACGACAAAGGTCTTCACGCCATCCTGCCCGATGGGCCAACCGCCGAGACCCTGCTCAACATCGACCTGAACACAGTCATCGCCCACGGCACCCCTGCCGTCCAATTGGTGGCCCGAATCTCCGGGCAGTGCGAAGTGCACGCCTTCGTGGAAGGCACTGACCGGGCATGGTTCGCCGACCATATCGACGCTGCCACCAACGCCGGTGTTCTCCGCCGCGACATGTCCTGCTATCCGCTGCGCGCCGACAACCCCAACGGCTGGACCGAGGTCGCCCAACTGGTCCGGTCCACGGACAGCGGACCCATCGTCATGTCGTACTCGGTATGCGACGGCTTCCCCAACCGTGAGACCGCCGCATGGCCCGACAGCCTGCCCGACCAGGATGAGAACCCTGACGACTTCGACGCCGCCGAACAGGTGTGGATGGCGCTGTCCCCCGCCGAGCGGTGGGATCAGGCAATGGCCGGACTTCGCCGCAAAGCCGAAACGGCGTGGCTGCTGCGCATCAGCCCCGACAACCTCGGCACGGCCGCGTTCGGTACGGAAACCCCGCTCACCTGGCACGACATTGCCGCCGCATGGCAAGGCGAGACGGTGGGTGCACGGTGACGGGCTGGATTGAGCGCGGCTGGACCGACCGCGACGGCAACAACTGGATAACCACCGCCGACGGCGCACGTTGCCTCGGTCCAAGCCGGTTTCGTTACCAAGAGCACGGAGTCACGATGCCAATTCGCCGACGCGTCAACAACTTGCGGCAGCGCCTCGCCAACTGCATCGCCCCAACCCGCACCTACGAGGTCGTCATGAACGAGGGGCAAGCCGGAGGGGTCCCGCTCGCTCGCGTCGTCTCCCGCAATGGCGCAGGCGACGTCTACACCATCCGCGAGGTCTACTCGCCGAAGCGTCCGTTCTGGCTCCGACGTAGGCGTTGACACGAGACGGCGGCCCGTTCCCTCCCCGGACCGGACCGCCGCCCACCATCACCCCTCGCCCACCAAGGTCAGGGTGTCCCCACCAGCGTAACCAGCAACGACCGGGGGGACCACCAGCATGAACGACATCACCGACAGCGGACGGCACTGCGCCTCCGACACCCGCTGCCGCGCATACGACCACACCACCAACCCGCCCACCGCCGCACCCGTCACCAGCGTTCCCCTCTGCGACCCCTGCCTAGCCGGTGGAGAACGCGACACCCGTGCACTCGTCTACGACTACGTGGACCTCGAACAGCTACAAGCCCCGTCACTGTCACAGGCGTTGAACATGCAGCCCATCGGCAAAGCCGCACCACCCATGCCACTCAACGGGGCCGCCGAAGCCCTACAGGCTGAGATCGTGCACGTCGCCACCACGTGGGAAGAAATCATCCGCGACCACACCGGACTCCCCCCACGCCCCGAGAGCGCCCGCCGGCCCGGCCGGCAGCTTGACGACGCCATCCGCATCCTCCTGCCCCGCCTCCGCCAACTCGCCGCACTACCAGCCGCCGACGTGTACCCCACCGGCTGCGAAGACCAGCCCACCCCGCTTGAAGGCTGGGAAGCCATCCACCACCTCCAACACCTTCACCAGCGTGCACGCGGCATGCTCGGCCGCACCCACCGCACCACCCACCTCCCCGGCACCTGCTCGGGCTGCGGACAAGACCAGCTACACCGCGACGAACCACGCCACCCCGAAGACCCCTGCGACGTGTACTGCGCCGCATGCCACACCACCTGGCCCCACGACGACTACCAGCAGTACGTCACCCAACTCGTCTGGCCCAACCGCAGCCGGGCGGCAGCATGAACCCCGACCTCGACAAACAGCCCGGCCGCAACCGCTGGCCCCACCCCGGCGACAACCCCCTCGTTCGGGCACGCAAAATCGCCCACATGTACCGGGCCCGGCTTCGCGCCCTCAACACCGACGCCTGCGACGACGCCGACGCCACCGCACAACAGTTCGGCGAAACATGGGCGGTCCCCAAAGTCGTCACCGCCCACGACGACGACCTACTCGACCCCGCCGACGCCGCCGACTTCCTGTGCACCTCCACCGCCAACATTCGCCGCCTCCGCCTCGCCGGCCGACTCAACGGCGAGCACACCGACAGCGGCTGGCGGTACCGGGTAGCCGACCTGAAAGACCTGCAACAGAATCGGCCGCGCGCAAGCGTTGAGAGAGTTGCAAGAGTCGAGGCGTAAGGGATACTCTGCGCACCAGCACCGAAGGTGTCTCTTCGGAGCTGATTCGGACTTTCGCCAAGGCCCGCCAAACCTCACGGTTCGGCGGGCCTTCGGCCATTCCAGAGGGCCGACATGGCTGCCGATGATCTGCACGTCACCCCCACCGGTGACCTCATCGCCCACGACACCACCGGCGACTGCCCCTGCGGGCCCCAAGTCGAACGTGTCGCACGCGACGACGGCCCCGACGGCTGGCTGCACATCCACCACAGCCTCGACGGACGCGAGCGTAAGGAGCCGCAGTGAACATCTACAGCCGCCACACCACCGTCGGCATGCCCGACACGCAGCATGAGCAGTGCCTCACCTAGCTGCGCGACCTCGGCCTCAACCCCGAAGACTTCGGCGTTCCCTTCGCCATCGGCTACCAGCCCGACGGCTGGTACCTGCACCTCTCCGAGATCCAGTACGACGAAGACGGCAACACGATCATCGACCACGCTAAAGGCCAGGTCGCCACTCGGCCCCGTATCGTGCGGATCCCGCCCGACGTGGAGTGGCCCGCCTGGCTAGACCCGGCGAAGGAAGAGAACGTCCCCGAATGAGCGCTGACCCGCACCGCGTGCCCCTCTCCAAGGTGCTCGACTTCCTCCGCGACCTCGGCCTGGATCCCGTCGACCCGGCGACCCTCCGCAGCGTCACCATCGGCCCAAGCTGCAAAGTCGAAGTCGTTCGGCACCGCCTCGACGATGACGGCCACAGCTACACGGTCCGCCACGGCGAAGTTGCCACCGAAACCGTCACCCTCGCACTCGACCCCGACGCCTGACCGCCCGCCAAACCGTTCCAAAGGTGGTGACTGGTCATGGCAACAGCGGATCAGCCCACCGGGCATGGCAAGCCCAAATGCGGCGGCAAGCGGCGCGGCGAAGGAGCCGGACAGCTCTGCACCCGGCCCGCAGGCTGGGGCACCGAACACCCCGGGACAGGCCGCTGCAAAATGCACGGCGGATCCACGAAGTCCCACAAGGTGGCCGGGCAGAAGGCGCTCGCCGAGCAGGCCGTGAAGACGTTCGGGCTGCCCCGTGAGATCGACCCGCGCGATGCCCTGCTGGAAGAGGTGCATCGCACCGCCGGGGCTGTCGCGTGGCTGCACGAGCAGGTGCAGGCGCTCCGGGCCGAAGACGTGGTGTGGGGCAAAACCGAGGAAGTCGACAAGCAGTCGAGCGAGTTTCCCGGCGTCGACACCACCAGAGCCGCCACAGTCAACGTCTGGGTAGAACTGTGGCGGGCCGAGAGGTCGCACCTGGTCAAGGTGTGCGAGAAGGCCATTGGGGCGGGCCTCGAAGAGCGCCGTGTGCGGCTCGCCGAGCAGCAGGGCGCCATGTTGGCCGGGGTTATCAAGGCCATCCTCGGCGACTTGGATCTGTCGCCTGAGCAGCAGACGAGGGCGGCTCAGGTGGTTCCGATCCGGTTGCGTTCGGTGTCTGCTGCTGCCGTGTAGCGGGAGGTCGCGATGACGGCCTCACTGTTCGCGCCGAGCGCTAACCCGTTCGAGGTTGCGGCCCGCATGTTCGAGCCGCCGCCTGTGTCCCCGTACCTCAACGACCCGGTCGGATGGGTGCGGGACAAGCTCGGTGAAACGCTGTGGAGCAAGCAGCGCGAGGTGTGCGAGTCGGTCGTTCACAACCGCAAAACGGCCGTCCGGAGCTGCCACAATGCGGGGAAAAGTCGCGTTGCCTCCCGAATCGCAGCCTGGTTCATCGACGTGCATCCGCCCGGCGAAGCATTCGTGGTTTCCACCGCGCCGACCTACGCCCAGGTGCACGCGATCCTGTGGGAAGAGATCCGCAACGCGGCGAAGACAGCCGAGGCGCGCGGCAACCCGCTGCCGGGGCGGGTGCTCGGGTCGGATCAGTGGAAGCTCGACGACGGCACCCTGATCGGATGGGGCCGCAAACCCGCCGACACCGACCAGCACGGCTTCCAGGGCATCCACCGCCGCTACATTCTGGTGATCGTCGATGAGGCGTGCGGTGTGCCCCGCCAGTTGTGGACGGCCGTTGAGGCGATCACGACAGGCCAGAACGTCACCATCTTGGCGTTGGGGAACCCGGATGACCCGAACACCGAGTTCGCAGACGTGTGCAAGCCGGGGTCGGGCTGGAACAGCATCCGAATCTCCGCGTTCGACACTCCGAACCTGAGTGGCGAGGACTTCCCGGACGAGTTGCGTCCGCTGATGCTCGACCCCGACTGGGTGGAGGACAAGCGGCGTCGGTGGGGTGCCGAGTCGCCCCGCTACGTGTCGAAGGTTCTCGGCGAGTTTCCTGAGATCGGCAACGATGTGCTGATCCCGCCGGCCTTGATTCTGGCCGCGCAGCAGCGCAGTGCCGAGCCTGGCCCGTGGGCGGTGCTGGGCGTGGATGTGGCCCGGTACGGTTCCGACCGCACCATCTTCTGCCTGCGTCGCGGCCCGGTGGCGCGCATTGTCGGCGACCACGCCATGCAGGCCACCACGGAGACGACCGGCAAGGTTGTGCAGGCGAAACGCGACCACGCGGTGGATGAGATCCGCGTGGATGGCGTCGGCATTGGTGGTGGCGTTGTTGACCAACTGTTGGAACTCGGCCACGACGTGGTTGATATGCAGGCTGGTGCCGCCGCCGTCGACTCCGAGCATTATCTGAACGCACGTGCTGAGTGGTTTTGGGGTCTCCGTAGCAGGTTCGAGTCGGGCGACATCGATCTTGATCCGGATGACGATGAACTCGCCGCGCAGCTCGGGTCGCTCAAGTACAAGTTCACGTCGCGGGGTCAGATCCAAATCGAGTCGAAGGATGAGATGCGGAAGCGTGGCCTGCCGTCGCCGGACAAGGCTGACGCGTTAATGCTGACCTCAACCGCGACGCCGCCCACGTCGGAGGATGTGTACGAGGACGCCGACGACGCCGAGTTCGGGATTTCGCTCGTGTAGCTCGCTGGGGGTGACGGGTGTCTGAGACCGCTGTCGCCGAGGTTGCCCCGTCCGCTGAGGTGGCGTTGCAGGCGAAGATGCAGACGCTGCTCACCCGGTTGGAGCAGGAGTCCAACAACAACGAACTGTTGCAGGAGACGGTTGCCGACCTGCAACGGGCCCTGTACGAGCCGGGCTGGATTCGTCTGACCGCCCAGGGTGAGCACGAGTTTTCGCCTGAGGCGATGAAGCAGATGAGGGCGATCTGCCGCCTGTTTGCGATCAAGTCGCCGCTGATCCGGCACGCCCTCAACCTGCGCAGCTCGTATGTGTGGGGCCAAGGCGTGGAGATCACCGCCCGCGCGAACGGGCGGGAGGATGGGCAGCAGGATGTGCAGGGCGTGGTCCGGGCGTTCCTGGATGATCCGTCGAACCAGCGCACGCTAACCGGGGCCAACGCAAGAGACCAGCTTGAGACGTTCGGGTTGGGCTGCGACGGCGAAGTGTTTTTCGCCCTGTTCACACGTCCCGCTACTGGGCGGGTGCAGACGCGGGTGTTGCCGGCCGACGAAATCGCCGAGATCATTTCCGACCCCGAGGATGCGGACACCCCGTGGTTCTACCTGCGGAAGTGGACGCACATCGGCCGCGACCAGCACGGCAACGAGGTGCGCGAGAGCCGCGAGCGGCTGTATCCGGCGATCGACTACCGACCCAAGTCGAAGCCCGCAACCTACGCCGGCAGGCCGGTCGACTGGTGGTCGCCGGTCCTTCACGTGGCCGTGAACCAGCCGCTCGGTTGGCGGCGCGGTATACCGGACGCGTACCCGGCCATCGACTGGGCGAAGGCGTACAAAGAATTCTTGGAAGACTGGGCCCGCCTGATGCGGTCCCTGTCCCGGTATGCGTGGAAGGCGTCCGCGCCGGGCGGCCGGAACGGTGCCGTGCGGACCCGCCTTGCCGCGCCACCGTCACGGGATCCCGCATCCGGCGAACCCAACCATGCCGGGGCGACGGCGATCCTGCCGCCCGACGTGCAGCTCGAAGCCGTGTCCAAGTCGGGTGCGACACTCGACTCCGACTCGGGTCGCCCCCTAGCCGCGATGGTTGCTGCCGCGCTCGGTATTCCGGTGACGATGCTGCTCGGGGATCCGGGCATCACCGGCAACCGGGCCACCGCCGAAACCCTGGACGACCCCACCGAGCGGGTCATGATCCAACGCCGGGATGTGTGGACGGCCGAGCTGCACCGCATCCTCCGCTACGTGATCGCCGCATCCGTGGAGGCACCCAAGGGGCGTCTCACCGGGTCTGTGGCCGTGGACGACTGGGGTCAGCAGGTCATCCGCCTGGACGGCAACACCGACACGACGATCGACATCGAGTGGCCGCGTCTCGATGACGTGGACATGCGCGACGTCGTGTCGGCGGTTGTGGAGGCGTCGGGTACCGGCACGGTGCCGCCTGAGGTGGTCGTGCGGCTGCTGTTGACGGCGCTTGGTGTGCGCAGGGTGGATCAGATCGTGGAGCGGCTGACCGGCGGCGACGGCGAGTTTCTGTGGCCGCAACCGCCGCCCCTGAACACCCCGTCGGGGGCTGCGCGGGTTGGTGGGGATCCTGCCGCGTCAGGCCCGGGTTCGATGCGCCCCGACGACGGCGATGACGAGCCCGACGAACCGCCGGTGGAAGAGGCGGTCGAGCAGCTTGCGCTGCCGATCCCCGCACCACCAGGCAAGGGCAGGCGTACCCGCAGGCGGGGGTGATGAGTCGTGTGGCGGCATCTACAGCAGCACCTCGGGATTACCCAGGTGTTGACGGCACTGCACAGGCAGGAGATCAGGATGGGCAAGCTCAGCGACGAACTCGAAGACATCAGCCGCCGACAGGAGGGCATCCGCGACGCCATCAACGCGTCGACCGCGAACGTGCGGGCTGCCCTGGAGCGGCTGGAAGCTGAGGTGGAGGGTCTGCGTGAGGGTGAGCTGACCGACGAGCAGCAGGCCCGCGTGGACGCGATCAAGGAGCAGGCGGATGCGATCCGTGCTGCCGCCGAGGCTGCCGATGACGGCTACGAGCCGCCGGTGGTGGAGCCCGCCCCCGTGGAGGGTGTGGAGGGCGAGCCGGAGCCGGGTTCGGTGGCGGACCGGGAGCGCGGCGGCATCTGACCGATGCCGAGTCGTGCCGGGGTGGCCGTGCGGATCGGCCACCCCAACACCCGCGTGAAGGTGGCCGGGGGAGCCAAATCCCCGACCATGCTGCGGCCTCACAGCGGTTCGTCGATCCCGATCAGGCGTAGCCGACTTCGATAGTAGGCGCGCCCGGGGGTGACTGGTGGCTGTCACCGCCCGCACCCTGCAACTCATCCGGGTCATGCGAACCGCTGTCGGCGACCATGCGGACGACGCCGTACGTGAACTCGCCGAGCAGTGGGCGCAAGCGTGGCAGCGCATCGCGCCGTCGTGGCGTGAAGCCGTCGAACTGCTCGTGGCGTGGGCCGCCCAGCATGGACGCTGGCCCACGCCGGTAGAGATCGGCCGCATCGAACAAGTACCGGCCGCCCACGACGCCACCACCGCCGAACTCGATGCACTGACCGCAGCCACCATCGCAACGGTCACCGCAGCCGCCGGCCTGGCTATCACCGTCACCGCCGACAGCGAACCGCGCATCATCGCGTCGCAGGTGCCGCCCACCTACCGGGACGACATGCGGCGGCGGGCAGCGCAGCGGATCCTGCCGACGGCCCTGGACGTGATCCGGCGCCGGGTGGGGCAGGCCATCACCGCGCAGTCCCGGCCGCTCGGCGCGGACGCTGCCGCAGCCATCCGCCGCGAGCTGGTGCGCGGCGTGAAGGTCGGCGCGAACCCGCTCGAAACGGCGCGGCGTGCGGTCGCGGCGGTTTCGGGCGCGTTCGAGGGGGGCGCGTCCCGAGCCGCCAACATCGCCCGCACGGAGACACTCGACGCATATCGGGTGGCTTCCCGGTACGCGCATGAAGCCAACGCCGACGTGCTCGACGGCTGGGTGTGGCTCGCGACAGTGAATGGCAAAGGCGCGGCCCGCACCTGTTCTAGCTGCTGGGCCATGCATGGCACGGTGCACCCGCTCGACACCCCCGGTCCTCTTGATCACCAGCAGGGCAGATGCGGGAGAGCCCCCCACGTCCGGCCGTGGCGCGAACTCGGCATCGACCTCGACGAACCCGCCGACGCCATCCCCGACCGACAAGCCGCGTGGGACGCCCTCACCGACGCCCAACAACGTCAGGTGATGGGTGCCCGCCGCCTCGCCCTATTCCGCTCCGGGGCCGTCGGCTGGGCGGACCTCGCGCAGTTGCGCACCAACACCGCGTGGCGGGATTCGTACACGCCCCGCCCGGTGTCTGACCTCGAACGCATCGCCAACCAACGGCGCTAACGATGGGAGGCGACCCATGCCGAAGCATCCCGCCCCTGTGCGGGTGACAGCCTCGCTGGCCGGCTACTCGGAGGCGGCTTTCGCTGCTGCCGCCGCCACCCGCCGCATGGTTGCCGAGTCTGCGCCAGCCGTCCAAGACGTGCCGGAGGTGGAGACGTCGGCACCGACCGAGCCGACGACGCCACTAGAGCCCGCACCAGAAGCATCCGAAGCCGAACCGACCGGCGACCTGAGCGAAGCCGGCAACGCCGCGCGACTTCGGAAGTATTGGACGACCGGCCCTGGGGCAATCCGTCTGGCCTGGGGCACTCCGGGTGACTGGACCCGCTGCGTCAAAGCCCTCGACGGCAAGATGCGCGACCCCAAGGGCTACTGCGCCGAGCTGCACAAGCAGGTCGTGGGCTACTGGCCCGGGGACAAGCGCAACAACAGCGCAGGCGAAGCCGACGCCAGCGACCATGCCGAACGGATCACGGTCCGCGAAGCCGACCTGTCCGGCGCCACCGTCACCCAGTCCGGTCGCCTGTCGATCCGGCTGATTCGCGCCGGGTGGAGCCTCAACGGAAATCTCTACCCCGCCGAGGTGCTGCGCCGCGACGGCCCGAAAGCGTGGCCCGCCGGCACCCTGTGCTACGTCGACCACGCCACCGACGAGGAAGACGCCGCCCGCCCGTCCGGCAGTGTCCGCAACCTCGCCGCCGTGACCACCTCCGACGCCCGCTGGGACGAGGCCGAGCAGGCGTTGACCGCTGAGGCCCGACTGTTCGCGCCGTGGCGTGAGGCGATCACCGACATGGCCGACACGATCGGCATGTCCATTCGGGCGTGGGTGACCGGCGAACACGGCGAACGTGACGGCCGGACCGGGTTCATCGTCCAGTCGATTCCCGAAGGCCGCTCCGTCGACTTCGTCACCAAACCTGCGGCGGGGGGTGGCATCGTGTCTGTCCTCGAATCCGTCGGCAACCAGGTGCCCACTGCTGAGGCGCGCAACGTCGGCCAATGGCTGGAATCGCGGCTGCATCTGACGCTCACCCAGCTCGGCGACGACATGTACGGCGACGGCCGCCTCACCCGCGACGAACGCATCACCCTGTCGGCAGCCATCGGCGACGCCTTGCAGGCGTGGACGGCCCGCGTCGAGCAGGACGCCCCGGCGCTGTTTCAGCGAGACCTGTGGGATGAGCCGGCCGTACCGGAGACCGCCCAGGCGCAGGAGACGGCGCCCGCCGCCAGTCCAGCCGATCCCCCGCCGCCCGCCGAGAAGCCACCGGCGGACGACACGGCCGCTTCGGCGGACACCCCTGATGACGTGACGGACGGCGCCCCGCCGACCGCACCCAACCCACCCACTAAGGAGGAACCCGCTATGTCGGGTACCACGACCGGCACCGCGCCGGTTGAGGCGGGGACGGCACCGGTCGTCGACACCGCCACCACCGCGATCGCCGCCGAGGCGCCGAGTGTGGACGTGCAGGCGCTCGTGACTGCCGCGCTCACCGAGGCCCTGGGGCCGGTGACGCAGCAGCTCGCCACCGTGCAGCAGGCGCTCACCGCGCAGCAGAACGAGAACACCGCGCTGCGGAACCGCGCCACCGCGTCCGAGGCTGTCGCTGCCGCCCTGCGTGCCCCCGAGCACGCCGACGTGGCCGCCCAGATCGGGCCGCGTGTGACCGCCCGCATCCTCGACGCTGTTCCCACCACCGCCGAGGGTGTCGTGGACGGTGCCGCGCTCACCGAGCGGATCACGGCAACGATCACCGACGAGGCCACCTACGTGCGGGGCGCCCGCGCGGAGGCCCTGGAAGCGGCCGGCGTCGGCCAGCCGTACGGGCTCGGCCAGCGCGCCGACGAGTCGCACACCCAGGACGACGGGTTCACCGCCGAACTGGACGACTTCTTCTCCAACACCCTCGGTCTCGCTTCCGAGGCCGCGAAGGTCGCCGCGAAGGGACGTGCCTGATCATGGCGAAGAACACCGTGTACATGTGGACCGAGTCCCTGCCGCTCGTCTGCTCGTCCCCCGCCACCCCGCAGTCCGGTGACCCGGTCCTGTTCGGGCAGCTTCCCGGCGTGGCCCTCACCAACGAGGACTCCAACGGCGTCACCACCTGCGCCCTCGACGGCACGTTCGACCTGTCGGTGAAGGGCGAAGGCGCGGGCGGTAACGCCGCGATCACCGCCGGAGCGAAGGTCTACTACGAGGCCGGGCAGACCCCGCCCCTCAACGTGGACGCCACCAACGGCGTCTACTTCGGCATCGCCATGGCCGCCGTGTCATCGGGTGCGACCGCCACCATCCCCGTTCGCGTCGGCTACTGAGGAGTCCAGCGCACATGACTACCGCACTGCTCGACGCTGGCACCGCGACGCTGGGCCAGCTCGACACCTACCACGCCGGCACCGAGAGTGCCTCCACGTCCGCCATCTTCGGCGGCGACGGCACCCTGCTGTCCGGCAACCGGCGGCAGCGCCGCCAGGAGTCCCGCGACTACCAGAAGCGGCTGATCGGCCTGACCCGCCTGTACCGGGGCACCATCGAAGGCGACCGGCGGGCCACCGTCGCGTTCCAGGAGGCGATGTCCCGCAGCGACTTCACGGTCCTGTTCGGCGACATCATCGACCGGCAGCTTCTCGCCGCCTACCAGACGCGGCCCGTGCAGTGGCCGACGTACGCGAAGCGCGGCCGGGTCCGGGACTTCCGCACCGTCAAGCGGTTCACCCTCGACGGCGGCGAAGCCACCCTCAACCAGGTGAAGGAGCTGGCCCCGTACAAGGTCCGCTCGGTCACCGACAACGCATACACGTACGCGGTCGCGAAGTACGGTGACCAGATCGCCGTGTCGTGGGAAACCATGGTCAACGACGACCTGGACGCCCTCACCGACCTGCCCACCCGGCTCGGTAACGCGGCCCGGCGCACGGAGGAGAAGTTCGCCGCGCAACTGTTCTCCGGCGCGGGCGGCCCCGACGGCACGTTCTTCTCCAACGCCAACCGGAACCTCATCAACGCGACGGTCACCGGCTCCGGCACCCCCACCAACCCTCCGCTGTCCATCACCGGGTTGCAGTACGCCATGCAGACCCTCGGCCAGCAGAAGGACACCGACGGCGGCCCCATCTACGTCGAAGGTGTGACCCTGGTGGTGCCTCCGGCGCTGGAAGTCGCCGCGAACAACATCATCAACGCGACGGAGATTCTGGCCGCGACCGGCGGCGGCGACGGCACCGGCCGTGACCAGCTTCGCGTCACCAACTGGATGCGTAACCGCGTGTCCGTGGTGGTGAACCCGTGGCTGCCGATCGTCAACACCACCAACGGCAACACCGCCTGGTACGTTTTCGCGAACCCGAACGTGGGTCGCCCCGCCATGGAACTCGGGTTCCTGATCGGGCATGAGACCCCGGAGCTGTGGGTGAAGTCGCCGAACGCGATGCGGGTCGGCGGCGGCCCGGTGGCCCCGGAGGAGGGCGACTTCGAGCACGACGCCATTCAGTACCGGGTGAGGATGGTGCTGGGTGGGACGCTGATGGACCCGAAGTCGGCGGTCGCGAGCCTCGGCACTGGGGCCTGATCGTGGGCCGGGCGCGTCCGAATCTGGGCACTCCGTTCGGGCCGTCCGGCCCGTGGCTGGCTGCTCTGGTCGATGTGGTCGGCGACCTGTATGACCTGCTGGATGCCCGGCTTCCCCACCCCGCGTCTGCGGATGGTGGGGGGCCGGCGTCAGCAGGCGTACGGAAGGTCACCGAACCGGATCCCGAGGTGCGGCCCGGCCGGGTGGCGCCGGTGTCTGAGCCGGAACCCGACAGCAAGCCTGACGCCGACGACGAGTCGGAGCCGGTGCAGGAACCCGCCCCCGATCCGGAGCCCGAGTCGAACCCGGCCCTGCCGCCACCCCCGCCCCGCCGTGGGCGCGGCTCCGGCATCGACTCGTGGCAAGCCTGGGCGAACATCGCCAAGGTGCCGTACGACCCCGACGACGGCCGCAACGACATCATCGACGCCTGCATCCGGGCGGGCGTGCTCGACGCCGAGTAGGGAGTAACGCGGGTGACCCTCAGCCCACCACCCGAAACCCCGTCCACGATGAAAGGGCAGCGGCGTGGTCTCGCCACCCTCGGCCCCGACGGGAAGCTGCGCGCCGAGCAGGTGCCTGATGATTTGGCGGCAGCAGCAGCGCAGGTCACCGCAGAGGTGGTCCGTGCTGTCGTCGGCGAGTGGATGCGCGCCAACCCGCCGACTTCGGGTCCTCAAGGGGAACGTGGACCGGAGGGTGTGGCGGGCGCGTCGGTGACGGTGGAGCAGATCCGGGACGCCGTGGAGGCGCACCTGTCTGCTCATCCGCCGCCGACCGGTCCTGCTGGTCCGCAGGGTCCTGTCGGGGATCGTGGTGAGTCTGGTCCGGCGGGTGAACGTGGCCCATCCGGTCTGGTTGGGGATCGTGGACCTGAGGGTCCGATCGGATCGTCTGGTCCGGCCGGGGATCGGGGTGAGGTGGGGCCTGCTGGTCCGCCCGGCCCGGATGGGGCTACTGGTCCGCAGGGTCAACGCGGGGAACGTGGCGAAACTGGCCTGGCGGGACCGACCGGGCCGAAAGGCGATGTCGGGGCCGCCGGTCAGCGTGGGGAACCCGGCCCGACCGGCCCGGTGGGCGCCACAGGCCCGAAGGGTGATCCGGGCGTGCAAGGCCCGGCCGGCATCCCCGCCGACATGTCTCGGGTCACCGCACTCGAAGCAGTCGCCGGGAAGGTGTCCGCCGGGCAGGCCGCCGTACCCGCCCTACTACTTGGCGCTACTGCCACCGTGCAGGTGACGCTGCGCCCACCTATGCCCGACACCAGCTTCGCGGCGTCGGCGCTGGTGGTGGGCGGCACCAACATCCTGTCAACGCTGGGCGTGCAGTCGTGGTCGATCGTGTCCGGCAGCCGCGTCGATGTGGTCGTCAAGGCCAACGGCGTGTTGTCGGCTGGCGCCGCGCAGGTTTTGGTGATCGCTACCCGCCAGTGATCGGGGGTGACGTGGTGCCGCTGTTCACCGGCGATTCGCCGTTCACCGCCGATCCGTCCACCCCGGTGGGCATGATCCGGCTGCTGATCACGGACCTGTCCGAGCAGTCGCCGCTGTTCACTGATGAGCAGTTGATGGCGCTGCTGGCGGCCGAACGTAGCAGTGTGAAGCGCGCGGCTGCGGCGGCGTTGGAGACGATCGCCCGTTCCGAAACGCTCATCGCCAAACACATCAGCACCAACGACCTGACCACCAACGGCCCGTCGGTGGGCGCCGAGCTGCGCGCGTCCGCAAAGTCGCTGCGTGAACAGGCCAAGCAGGACGAAGACGATCTGATCGACGGCGCGGACGCGTGGGGGCTCTCGGTCGTCGACTTCGATCCGCAGGCCCCGTACAGGCGGTGGTGACATGCCGTTGCCGAACTCGCCACTCATCCATCCCAAGTTCGAGCAGCATCACCGGCCGGTGGTGGAGGGCTCGATGACGGTGCTGGTGAGGCTGTCGCGTCCGCGTGAGGGGGGCGTGCGCGACAAGACGACCGGGGTTACCACGTTCGCCACCGACGAGCCAATCTGGGAGGGTCACGCGTCGCTGCGAGCCAACCTCACTGGCGGGCCGACGGTGCAGGCGGATCGGGTGGTCGCCATCGGCGCCTACCTGCTGCGTGTGCCCGCCGGTGCTCCGGCACTGCGGGTGCGGGATGTGGTGGATGTGCGCGGCGACGTGTCCGATCCGAGCCTGGTCGGGGTGCGACTGCGGGTGGTGGACGTGCCCCGGTCCGGCCTGTCGTGGCAGCGGGTCGCTGGCTGCGACATCGAACAGCCGATCAACCGCCGGGAGTCGTGATGGTCGACATCAGGGTTGAAGGCGGCGGCGAACTGACGGTCATCGCAGCGCAGCTACGAACGAAACGCGCCAGCATCGGTCGCGAAGGGTCGCAGGTGGTGCGCCGGTCGGCACTGGCCGGTGAGGCTGCCGCGAAGGCTTTCGCACCGGTTCTGACTGGCCATCTCAAGTCGAGTATCGGCCACGAGTTCAGCGGCTCTGCCGCCACCGGGGTCATGGATGGCGAGTGGGGTGCTGAGGCCCGGTACGCGAAGTGGGTCGAGGGCGGGACCTCAAGAATGGCCCCTCAGCCTTTCGTTGGCCCGTCCCTCGACGCAGTAACGCCCGGATTTCTCCAAGCAGTCGAGGCTATTTCTGATCCACTTGGCGATGGCTAGCAGGTGATCGGGTCTGGCAGTCCGGCGGCCAACCGCCGTCGCCAAGTGCCTCGCCCGAACGTCCATGCAGGAAGTTCGATTAGCGGCAGCCCGTTCTCCCGATAAAGCCTGGTCTTGCGCTCGCGGCGGGCGTCGTAGGTCGCAGAGCCTTCCACCCCCCAAACCTCGACGTAGATGCCAGCAACCAGGAAGTCGGCGGCGTAACGGCGATCACCTGGCAGGCGCGGCTCGACTTCATGCGCGTACCCATGTTCGGTGAGCCAGTCATCGACTCGCTGTTCGTAAACCGAACGGGCAAGGTGCCCGTCCGCACATTCCCATCGGCGACCGCCCTGCCAGCCGTTGCGCCGCAGCTTGATGCCGTACTCCCGGCATCGCTGTCCAATCGTTCCTGAGCTAACCCCGAACTCTGCGGCGATGCTGCTGGTGGACTCACCTTCGGCGTATCGACGTTCAAGTTCGTCGGGGCCAGGCAGGTGGACATGCTGACCGCGCCGTCGGGTCTGCCATACGGTCGGCTTGGCGATGCCGTGTGCGGCAAGCCAGTGGCCGACTGCGCTGTAGGTGACGCCGTACCGTTCCGCGATCTTCCGGTAGCCGAGATGTTCGACGTAAACGAAGCGATACAGCTCGTCCCGGCTCGGCGCTTCGATCCCACGGTAGGCGAGCCCTTGACCGGGCGCGCGGAGTTCGATGCCGTGGGCCTTAAGCCAGCGTCCTACAGTTATGCGCTGCACTCCGTACTGAGCGGCGATCTGTCGGGTAGTCAGATCCTGGTCAATGTAAAGTCTTCGGAGTTCGGATGCCCCCGGCGCTTCACCCTTGAAGTTCCGGCGAACAGGTCGCCGCTCGATGCCGTACTCCTTGAGCCAGTTGGAAACAGAAGTTCGGCAGACTCCTATTTGCGCCGCGATGCGTGTTGCCGACATTCGCTGGTCGACGTAGAGCGCTCGCAGTTGAGCAGCGTTCGGCCTGTTGGGAGTCAGTGGCGGCATGACCTAATTGTATGTCGACTTTGGCACGAGAAGAATGTGCTAATCGTCTCGGCGTCTTTCCGCTTACTAAAGGAATAAGCAACCGCTCGACTAGCTGACCGGTCCGGGGGTGGTCTGGTGACTGCCCCCTCCGTTGAACCGTCCGTCGACCATGCGGAAGCCATCGAGGCGATGCTGCGCGCCGGCACCGCGCACGAGGTCCACATGGGTGCGCCTGAGGTGCCGGACGACGAACTCACCTACCCGCACTACATCGTGTGGCCACCCCCGGCGACGCCAGGGTTGCAGCGGCTTGCCGGTGACGGCGGGGATGTGTGGACCCGCACCCAGATCACCTGCGTCGCCCTCACACCCCTGGACGTGATCGGCGCCGCCGACCGTGCCCGCCGTGCCCTGCACCGCCGACGGCCCACCATCGCCGGCCGCCTGTGCGGCGACATCGAGCAAGACCCCGAAGCGTCCGTCGCCCCACCGGTACCGGATCCGACACCACGGTCCACCGATGGCCGGCAGGTGTACACGACCGCCCTGCTTTTCCTGCTGCACAGCAGCCCGCTCACTCTCTGAGGAAGGAATCACCGTGCCCGAGAACGATCGTCTCGGCGGGGGTCGGCGGGCAGCCCGCACCACCCCCAACCGGACCCCGTACGTGTGGGTGGAAGACGACTCCACCGGCCACCGGTACGACGTGCTGGAAACCGCGCTGCGGCCCGGCATGACCCCGGTGGAGGGCTACGACAAGAACTACACCGGCCGTCCACGCCACCCCAAGCACCGCACCGACCTGTCGGGTCAGAACAGTCGGGCTGCCGGTGTGACCACCGCCGGTGACACCGACGCCGACACGCCTGCCGCCGACGCCCCCACCAAGACCAGTCCGAAGGGGGCGCAGCGATGACGCAGCCCATGCCGACGGCGGTGACCACCAACGGCACCGTCGCAGTCAAGATCGTGCAGGCGATTGCGGCCCCTGCCGCGCCGGTCGTCACCGAAGTCAACGCGGTCAGCTCGGTCGACCTGTCGTGCTACCTGACCGGCGACGGCTACGCCGCCGAAACGTCGGAGAACACGGTAGAGGATCCGCGCCTGTGCTCGAAGCAGATCTTCGAGGCGCGCGGCGACTTCACCGACACGCTGGAAATCACGTACGTGTTCAACCCGGCCAGCCCGACCGACGACGGCGCCCGCCTCGCCCTACCGCCGGGTACTGCCGCGTTCCTGGTGACCCGCTGGGCGGTCGACTCCGAGGACGCGTTCGCCGCCTCGGATCTGGTGGATGTGATCCCGTTCGAGGCTGGCATCCAGCGCAAGCAGGCCCCAACCCGCAACGGGGTGCACCGCATCACCCAGAAGCTGTTCATCACGGGCCCGGTGCAGCGGGACGTCGCAATCGTGGGCGGCGGCTGATCCGGCCTCTTCTGCCTTCTTCCTTCTGATTGGGGGCGGGCCGGTTCGTGCCGGGTGTCACGGCTGGTCCGCCCCCACCTACTTGCTGGGGAGCAAACATGGATTTCGATCTGCTGTTGGATGAGGCGTCGCCGCGTGAAACGGTGGTGCCGCTCTGCCTGAACGGGAAGCTGCGCGCCGAGTATGAGGCGGTGAAGGCCCGCATCGACGAACGTGCGGCAAACGCCGACGACGGCGGCGGCGGCGGATTGGACGGCGACGACCGGATGGCGAGCCGCACGGCGAAGCCGGAGCCGGACCTGGAACAGCCGGTGCTGGACGATCTGGTCGAGAAGATGCGCGCCCACACCGTCCCGTTCAAGCTGCGCGCGTTGGGCCGTCAGGAGTGGGCCGACCTGTTCTCGAAGTATCCGCCGCGCGAGGACCGCCAGACCGGCAAGCGCGACCCCCGCGACACGATGGGCGTCAACGCCACCGACTTCTTTCCCGCACTGGTGCGGGCGTCGGTGTTCGAGCCGGCGATGACGCCGGAGCGGTGGGTGAAGCTCGACAAGGTTCTGTCCGACGCCCAGTTCGACAAGCTGGCGACGGCTGCGTGGCTGCTAAACCGGGTGGAGGAGGATGTCCCTTTCTCGCTGAGCGGATCGCCCGCCACCCCGACCTGAGGCGGAAGCTGACCGCTGCCCGCGCCTTGGGTGTGTCGTTGCGGAGGTTCGACGGCTGGGAGCCTGCCGAATGGACTGAGGTCGTCGCTTGGGATGAGCAGGGGCGCCCGAGCCGGTGGGTGACGCGTCGGGAGCCCGAGTGGGATGCGCGGGAACGCGCGTGGATGCTCGCCCTGGACTGGCACGAGTCCAGCCTGTGCCGCAAGTGCAGCCAGCCGCTCGCCGAGTGCACCGATCCGGCGAACGACCCCGACAACCCGGCCAGCGAGCGCATGTACATCGCTGAGCCGCCGACTGAGTGTTTCGCCTGCAAGGTGTTGACGCGGGCGGACGAGAAGTGGCACAAGGATTCGCCTGACTCGTCCCCGTATGTGATCCATACGGCGGCGTTGGTGGATCGGCCGCCGCGACGGAGACCAGCACTGAGGGGGTGACCCCTCGTGGCGGACCGCACTGTGTCTGTGCGTTTGCGGCTGATGGTCCGCGACTACACGTCGAGCGCGACCGAGGCGGAGCGGGCAACCCGCCGCCTGCGGGACTCGCAGGAAGCCCTCGGCAACACGTCGAAGCGGACCGCCGCCGACATGACGAAGGCCGCGAACGCTGCCTCCGACTACGGGCGGAAGGCGTCCACTGGTCTGCTGCTGGTGGCTGGCGGCGCTGCGGCGGCCGGCGGCTCGTTGAAGTTGCTGCCTCCACTGCTGGCGGCGACGGCGACGGGCGCGAGTGTCCTGCCGGGCATGCTGACCGGGGTTGCCGCGTCGCTGGGCACCCTCAAGGTGGCGACGCTGGGTGTCGGCGACGCACTGGACGAGATCTTCGACAACGACGACCCGTTCGGCAGGTTGGCGCCGTCGGCTCGCGCTCTCGTCAACGAGATGGGCCGGTTGAAGCCGGAACTTCTGGCGTTTCAGCAGTCGATCCAGGATGCGGCCCTCGGCAGCGCGGCGGGCAACTTCAACCGCCTCGCGACCACTACGCTGCCGCGCCTCACCACCGAGGCTGTCATTCTCGGCAGGGCGTGGGACCGCACGTGGACTGCCCTCACCGACGCCGCCACGGACACCACGTTCCTTGACGGCGTGTCGGTGGCGTCTCAGTCGACGGCCCGGTTCATGGACCAGTTGGCGGTGCGGACGCAGGCCCTGGCCCGGTCGTGGGCGATCCTGATGATGTCGGCGGATCCGCTGGTGCGGATGGTCGGCGACCGGCTTGCCGGCTCCATCGACCGGATGAACGCCGCCGCGCAGAAGGCGCGGCAGACCGGCAGCCTGGACGAGTTCTTCCGCACCGGGGTCGAGTCCGGTGGGGCGCTGCTGTCGATCGTCGGCGACATTTTGGCCATCACCGGCCAGGTCGTTGGTGCTGTCAACCGGCAGTCGGCGTCGATCACCGATGCGGCATCGACGCTTGACGCCTACATCAAGTCGGGCCGATCGGCCGCTGACGTTGCCGGCATCGTGGACACGCTGACCGCCGCCTACGAGGGCATGGCCGACGTGCTGGGCCCGCTCGGCACGATCGCCCGTGACGCGCTCGCCGACCCGGCCACCCGTGACGGCTTGGCGACGATGTTCGACATTCTCGCCGCCGGTTCGCAGGCACTGAGGGTCGTGTTCGACCTGTTCCAGGCGCTGCCGGACGGTGTGCAGTCGACGGTGATCGCCGCCGTCGCGCTCGGTGCGGTGGTGCAGAAGACGACGACTGCCGTTGCAGCGCTCGGTGTGGCAGCGACCGGCACTGCTGCCAAGCTGACGGCCCTCGGCGGGGCGGGTGCGACCGCCGGCCGTGGCCTGACCGGGCTCGCTGCCGTCGCCGGACGCGCCATGACGGTGCTTCTGGCGCTACAGCTCGCCGGTATCGTGTTCGAGCAGTTCGAGCCCGCCGCCGCCAACGTGGACCGGCTCACCGACTCGGTGAAGCGGTTTGTGGAAACCGGCCAGGTGGGTGGCGAACTTACCCGCGTGTTCGGCGAGAACCTGGACGGCCTGAGCAAGGCTGCTGGTGCTGCCGGTGACGGTTTCATCGCCAAGACTGGTCGCGCGATTGAGTCGCTGATTCCGCCGGTCAAGAGCCTGAACGAGATTTTCCAGGGTGGTTCGTTCCTGGGGTCGGTGGAGCGGTTCCGGGCGCTGGACGCGTCGATGTCCGGCTACGCGCGCACCACCAACGACACGGCTGGTGTGACGGCTGCGTGGCAGAAGGTGTTAGCGGAGTCAGGTCGGTCGACGGCCGAGCTGGCGGAGCTGCTGCCGTCCACGTGGTCGGAGTTGCAGCGGTTGCAGAACGCGGCCCACAACGGGGCCGGATCGGTAGCTGAGCTGGACCGGCGCACGAAGCTGCTGTCGGGCGGGCTGCGCGAGGCGGTCCGCAACGGACGTGACCTTATCGGCATTTTCAACGAACTCAACGGTGCCGCGATTGACGCCGCCGAGTCGGAGATTCGGGCCGAAGATGCCGTCGACCGGCTCACCGAGGCGTTGAAGCGCAACGGGAAGGCACTCAACAAGCGCGGCACCGACTTTGACGTGACGAACGCGAAGGGTCGGGAGAACAAGCAGCTCACGATCGACCTGTTGCGGATCGGCGCGGAGCACGCTGCCAACGTTCACGAGCAGACCGGCTCAGTGGAGGCGGGCAGTAAGGCTTGGGAAAAGTACTCGGGTCAACTTCGGAAGGTGCTCGGCGATCAGAAGCTGACCACCGCGCAGATTGACTCCCTCATCGCCAAGTACGGGGAGATGCCCGACTTCAAGGCAACGGAGATCGCCACACCTGGGCTCCCTGCCGCCACCAGCGGTGTTCAGCAGTTCCATGAGGCGTTCAAAGCCATCCCGCCCAGCAAGACGGTGCCGTTCTTTGCGACGACCAGCGAGGCTGAGGCCGCTGTGCGTGTGTTGAAGTCCCGCATCGACGCTCTCAAGAGCAAACACATCTATGTGACGGGTACGGTCAAGTGGACGACCAGCGGGGATCTGCGGGTTCCGGGTGGGCGCGTGCTGCGCGGCAACAACCGGCATGGCGGGGTGTGGACGCCGACTGCGATGGCGGACGGCGGTGTCATGAAGGCCGGCATCTACCCGGCCAGCAACCCGCCGCTGATGCAGTTCGCAGAGCCGGAGACCGGTGGCGAGGCGTACATCCCCCGTCGCGGTGACCGTCGCCGTAACCTGTCGATCCTGAGCGAAGCGGCGGCGTGGAACAACGCGGCTGTGGTGCCGATGGCGGCCGGTGGGGTCATGTCGGCGACGAAGGCGGCGTCTGGCGGTCTGGTGTCGATTGGCCCGCCGGCCACGGCACCGCGCGAGCGTGGCAGCCGGTTGGACACGATCGACACGTACATCCGCGCCCGGGATGCCGTGGTCGACCTGAACAAGAGCCTCAAGGAGAATGGGCGCAGCTTCTCGCTGTCGACGGCGAAGGGTCGGGAGAACCGGTCGGCACTGTCGTCGGCGATCAAAGCGGCGCAGGCTGCGGCCGAGGCCAAGTACGCGGAGACGGGCAGCATCACGAAGGCGAACGCCGCCTACGACAACCACATCAAACGGCTGCGGGCGACGCTGCGTCAGCAGGGCGTGAACGCGGCGACGATCAAGAAGCTGATGGCGTCCATGTCGCAGCGGCCCAGCTACGACGTGCCGGGCAAGAGCCTCCCGTCGTCGGAGAAGAACATCGCCGCGATGGAAGGCCGGATCGCCGCCGAAGAGTCCTTGGCGAAGCTGGCCGACCATTTCAGCCTGGTGAAGCCGACGTTGGACATCAAGGACGAGGTGGGGCGAGAGAACCTGACCGAACTGTTCGGGTTCTTGAAGTCGGCCGAGCGGGCGGCGCAGGCGGTGCTGGAACAGACCGGCAACAAGAAGACCGCCACCGCCGTCTACGAGCAGTACGTCGCGCAACTGCGGCAGGTGCTCGCGCAGTCGGGGATGCCGAAGGCTCAAATCGACGGCCTGCTCAAGCAGTACGGCAAGATCGTCCTCACGCCCAACCTGCTCGGTGGGGTGTACGGGCCGGGCGGAATACCGACCAAGCTGACGCAGGGCGGCATCTATGCCGGGGCGCGCACCATGTACGCGTTCGCCGAGCCCAGCACCGGCGGGGAACTGTTCCTGCCCCGGCTCGGCCCCCAGCGTCGGGCCGAGGATCTGCTGCGTATCGGGGCCGGCTGGTACGGCGGCCGGTATGTGCCGTCGGCGAGAGGTGATGTGAGCACCACCCACACCAGCACCCTCAACGTGTACGGCGGGGACCGGCGGATGACCCTGTCGGACTACCAGACGCTGCAACGTCAGGCTGACGCTCGGGCACGCACCGGCCGCAAGGGCTAACTACAGCCCGACCGTCTGCCCGCTCCGATTGGTGAGGGTGGTGGTGGCGGATGCCGTTGTACACCGGCGCAACCACCACCACCCCACCTGTCATCACCCCACCAACCCCACCACCGGTCGTTATCCCACCCGAGGTGATCGATCCGGGCGAGTATCTGCCGATCTGGATAGATCCCGACGGGGTGGAGTGGGAACTGAACGCTCCCGGCCGTGACTTCTTCACCATGAACGCCGTCAGCGGCTACGGCATCACGCCCGTCAACCTGATCACCCGGCCGGATCCTCGCGGCGGCGTCACCGTCATCGGTGTCCGCTCGCAGCAGCGAACCCTGGTCTGGCCGGTGCGGGTGCGGGGCCGCACCCACATGGAGTTCCAGACCAGGTGGAGGCAGGTCGCGGCGGCGTTCGCGCTCACCAGACGGAAAGGGCCGGGACTGTTTCGGCTGCGCCGGCCGGACGGCACCTCCCGCGAAGTCCTCGCCTACTACCAGTCAGGGTGGGACGGCGAACCGGGCCAAGGGCACACCTACGACACACCGACGTTGACGCTGCTGTGCCCGGACGGATTTTGGCGCGACAGCCAGCCGATCACCCTGGAACGCACCACCGGCGAGGTCGGCGACTTCTTCGACCCATACCCGAACATCTCGTCCGGTGACGTCATCGGCGCCACCCAGATGTTCAACCCGGGCGAAGTGGAGGCATGGCCCACGTGGCGCCTCGACGGGCCGGCAACCCAACTGGTGGCGGTCAACCACACGACCACCCGCACCTTCACCGTCAACACATCCCTGTCAACGGGTGAGTATCTGACGATCACCACCCGTCCGGGGCGCGTCACAAACCATCTGGGGGCGACGGTCAACGGGGCTTTGGTGCGGCCCGGGTCGACGTTGTGGCGGTTGGAGCCGGGGGTGAACGACGTGGAGTTCACGGTCTCGGGTTCCACCACCAACACGAAGATCAGCATGTCGTTCTATCCGCGCTACGAGACGGCCTGACGTGGGCGTCCACGGTCCCGCCCCGGTAGAAGCCCAGTACACCATCTGGATCAGTGACCACAATCTGGCGCCGATCTCACAGCAGGTGGACGACTGGTCGTCGATCTCGTTGACGCTGCGATTCAACGAGGTGTCCAGTGGCGAGTTCACAGCCCCCGCCCATCCCGAGCTGGTGGCGGCGGCCCGAACACCCATGGCGCGGGTCGTGGTGGAACGCAACGGCGAAATCCTGCTGGCAGGGCCGATCGAGTACACGCCCCTCAAATACGACGCCGAAACGCACGGCTACGACGGGCACGGAGACATCACAGTCCGGTGGGCCGACGACCTGGCGTTGATTGCCGGCCGGATCAGCTACCCCAACCCGACGCTGGCGGCCACCGCCCAGGACGTCGCGAAGTGGACGCAGACGGGCACCCCTGAGGTGCTGATGCGTGCCCTGGTCGACAGCAACGGCGGGCCGGGCGCACTGTCCGATCGACGTATCCCCTGTCTGGTGCTGGGCGCCAGCGCGGGCATCACCGGCAGCGTCACATGGTCGACCCGGTTCCAGCCGGTCACCGACGACCTACGCGGCATTGCCGCCATCGCCCCCACCCGGGTCGGGTTCCGCACCCAGCAGGTCGACGGCGACATCGAGTTTCAGGTGTTCACCCCCACCGACCGCACCGGGTCGATCTGGTTCTCCCGCAGCATGGGCAACCTTGTGTCGCTCGACCACGAACCTGAGGCGCCGAAAACAACGGTCGGCATCGGCGGCGGCAAGGACGCCGGAGTGAACCGGCTCATCATCGAACGCGGCACACCGGGTGACTGGTGGCGGCTTGAAACGTTCGTGGATGGGGCGGGCGCCGACAACCTGACCGAGTTGCAGGCGATGACCGATGAGGAAATCGCCAACAACGCGGAGGTGCAGCGGCTCGCAGTTGTTGCCGCCGACGTGGACGGTCAGCGCTTCGGCGACTACCAACTGGGTGACGTGGTGGCGGTGGAGGCCGCGCCAGGTCAGCCGGATGTGCCGGACATTGTGTCGGCTGTCGAAATTGAGGTTGATCCCGGTGACGGGGAAACGATCCGGCCGATCATCGGCGTCAACTCCGCCCAGATGCTGAACCCTGCCGCTGCGGTGCAGCGCGACATTCTGCGCGCCCTGTCGCGGCGTGGCGCTTTCGTCGAAATCCCCTTGTAGAGGAGGTGACGTGTGGCCGGGTACGCCTACCCCACCACCGCCCACAACAGCCGGGTCGTCACCCCCCGCGAGTTCGAAGACTTGCAGTCGGGGCAGACCGTTGACGGCCTGATCGGGTCGCCGTTCGCCGATCCGCTCGTGTACGCCGACAGCACCCTGCGCGGGGTGAAGATCCGGGCCAGCCGGTCGGCGTACATTCGGGGCCTGCGCTGGGAGTCCGGCGGCGACGTCGTGTCGTTGACGTTGGACGCCAACGACACGGCCGGCACCACCCGCAAAGACCTGATCGTGCTGCGGATGTCCCGTAACCCGTGGACCGTCGAACCGGCGATCGTGAAGGGCACAGCGGTCGCCAACCCGACCACCCCACCCCCCACCTACGGCGAGGTCACCTCGACAGGTGTGTGGGAACTGCCGCTGGCTGAGGTGACAGTCACCTACAACGCGACGGTCGTCAACCCGGCGCAGTGTGTGCCGCTGGCGTGGTTTGTGGGCGCCGACGGCCAATACGTGTGCACGCCGACAACCCGCCCTCCGCACGAGCGGGGTCGGCGCATCTTCGAGTACACGACGGGCCGCGAGTACATGTCGACAGGCTCGCAGTGGGTGCTGATCGCCAGCCCACCTTTGGAGACGGTAGCGAACACCACCCTGTCGGGTTGGTCGACGACCACCGATTCGGTGGTGACGGTGTCAGGTCAGACGGTGGATGTGCGGCTGGGCACGTGGACACGTACCGGCAGCAGCATCGCATCGTCTGCCGATGTTCGTCTGCCGTGCACGATTCCGGTCGCTGCCCGGCATCCGTCCCGCGATCGGCGGGTGACGTTGTCGACGACGGGTGGGGCTGCGGTGCGGGCGGTCGTCTATTCGGCGGGTGCCACGAATGCCGGCCAACTGTGGCTGGTCGAGCACCAGGGCGTCAGTAGCGGCCAGACGGTGCGGGGTGCCGACATGTTCTGGACCGTCCCGTGACCGCCCTGTTTCAGCGAATGCGGGAGGGGGCGTAGTGGCCCGGTACAGGTTTGGTGGCGGCGTCGCCGACTGGGGTTTCGGCACTGTCACTGTCGACGGCACAGACCACATCGCCCAGGTGTCCGCCGGGGTGACGGTGACGTTCTGGTCGGACGAGCAGGGCGGCACCCAATACACGGACCTGCTGGATGCTGACAGTCAGGCCACCAACTCGGTGACGTTGGCGGACGGCTCCGGTGTCCGGGCGCGCGGTCAGATCCCGCCGTTTTGGGGCCCGGACGGTATCACCCGCATGTGGGCGCAGGCTGGCTCGAATCCACGCGCCCTGATGGTGACGACGGATGCGGCGGATATTCGCCCGGATCCGGGGACGGTGCTGCCGCCGCTGTCGCTGTCGGGCACGGTGACGACGGGCGTGGGTGTGCACCGCTTGTACAACGACACGGCGGCGGTGTGGCGGCTCGCGGCCGTGCGGGTGTCCGCCGGCACCGGCCCGGCGTCCGGCTCGGTGATCATCGACGTCAACCGGAACGGGACGACCGTCTATCCGACGCAGGCGAACCGGCCGGCGATCGGCACCGGGCAGACCACCTCCGGGAAGAACACTCTCGCCGAGGTGACGGAGATCGGCATCAACGACTACCTGACGGTAGACGTGGACTCCGCCGGAACCGGTGCCGCGAACCTAGTCGTGCAGATCGTCGTTACCACCTCCTAACCCCGATCACACCAGCGAGAGGGGCGGATGGTGCCGACGATTCTGAACACGTTCGCGACCGGCCAGACGCCAGGCACAGCAGTGTCGGCGGCGTCCTCCGGCAACGGCTCGGCGGGCACCCCATTCGATGCGGTGTCGGTCGGTGCGGGCAACACGCTGACGATCGCCCCCGGTGGTGGGGCCAACGTCACCGTCGGCGTGTCAGCAGGTCAGCCCGCATACGTGGAGTGGACGACCGCACTCGTGCCGTCTGGCACATCCGCGACCCTGTACGCGTCGATCGGTTTGGACTTTGCGTCGGCGCCCGCCACCGGGTTGGCGATCCTGCGCGGCATGTCCGGGTCGGCGCAGCGGTGGCGTGTCGAGCTGACGTCGGGGCGGCTGATTCAGGTCCGCAACAAGGACAACAACACGGTCGGCTCGCCGTCGGCGGCGCTCGCTACCAACACTCACCACCGAATCGAGGTGGCGGCGGCCGGGCACGACTCGGCGGGCGCGATCGAGGTCCGCATCTTCGCGGGCAACGGCACCAGCCCGGTCGAAACGTTGGGGCCGTTCACGGCGCAGGTGCTGGGCGGCCCGGTGGCGTCGATCCGCTACATCGTGGGCGCGTCCGCGTCCCCCGGCACGGCGACGACCATGCACATCCGCTATGTGGGTGCGTCGACTACGGCGTGGCTTGGGCCTGCGGTGCCGACGCCGACGGTGGGGCACGTGTGGGTTGGTGCGGTCACGCACGACAGCACGCTGGTGTCGTACGGCACGAGCCATATCGGGTCGGCGCGGCTGGTGGTGTCAACGTCGGAGGCACTGTCGTCACCCGTGTACTCGTCAGCGGTCAGTCCGGACTCGGATGGGTTCGTGAAGTTGACGCGGGGTTCGCTGGCCGTGGACACCCCGTACTACTTCGGTATCGAGGCCGATGGGGTGTTGTTGGAGGCGGGGCGTGGTTCGTTCCGCACCGATCCGACACCGGGCAGCCCGGCTAGCTTCTCGGTCGCGTTCGGCAGTTGCCAGCAGACCAACAGCAACGCCGAGACTTTCAGCAAGATCGCCAACCGGGTGGGGCCGTACGGCAAAGCCCGCCGCATGCTCCACGAAGGCGACCTGCACTACCGCGATTTCGGGGCCGGCACCACCGCCGCCGACGTGGTGGCCCAGTACAAGACGTCACTCAGCACCGCCAACATGATGCAGTTGCTGTCGACGGTCCCTACCGCGTACGTGTGGGACAACCATGACTGGGGCGGCACCGACAGCAACGCGGCTGCCCCCGCCGGCCCGGTGTTGGCCGCCGCATACCGGCAGGTGGTGCCGCACTATCCGCTGGCGACGGCCGGGGCCGTGGCTATCCACCAGTCGTGGGCGATCGGCCGGGTGCGGTTCATCGCGCTCGACACCCGCTCGCAGCGGTCGGACCGCACTCTCACCGAGTCGTCGTCCAAGACGATGCTCGGCAGCGAGCAGAAGGCGTGGTTTCGGGCGCAGCTTCAACAGCCGGAACCGCTCAAAATTGTGATGTCGGGCATCTACTGGCGGCGTGACGCCGTCAACGGCGACCGGTGGGGTAGCTACCAAACCGAGTGGGCGGAAATCCGCGACTGGGTGGCTGCTCAGGGTGCGGCGATCGGCAAAGTACTGGTCGTGTCCGGTGACCGACACGCCCTTTACGCCGATGACGGCACCGGCGGCACTGGTGGTGGCACCTACTGGCCCAACGTCGGCGGCGCCGCATTCGACCAAGGCTCGTCGCAGCCGTACGAGACGTGGACTCACGGCTACTACTACGGCGTCCACCAAGCCAACCTGCGCGCCTACGGGTGGCTGGACATTGAGGATTCGGGGGCGTCCATCACGGTCGCCTACTCCGGCATCACCTCCGCCGACGACGTGGTCCGCGTGTCCATGACCGTTGAGGTTCCTGCCGCCGCAGCCCTTCCTGCCCGCTGGGGCATCCACCTGCGCTGACCTCTGGGGGTGCGTGTGCCGCTGTTCGCAGGATCCACCACCACGCCGCCGCCGCTGGTGCGGGTCGAGTTCGACCAGGCCGTGTATCGACGCGGCAACACGATCCGGTTTCAGGTCGTCGTGGAGGGGGCGCCGTCCGTGACGACACCGGTCGAGTTCGTGGGGTCGGTGACGTTGCCGGGCGGCGAACTGCGCCCGGTCACCGCATCCGTGAATGTGACCGACGGCCCGATCTTCGGGGCGTTCGCTGCCGCCGGCTACGAGGTGACGCAGGACCCGTACGACCCTTCCCGCTACACCGCAACACCCGAGTCTGGGGGGACAGCATGAATGAGGGCATCTGCCACGGGGGTCCGCTCGACGGGCAGACCGTGGTCAGCCGTGGCGACAGTGGCCTGCTGGTGGCCGACAAGCCGTCTGGTCGGGCGTGGCTGTACGACTGGCGTGACGGCGCATTCCACCTGCGGGAGGAACGTCGCCTGGACGAGGTGCGGGCGGTCGACGCGGCCATGGACGGCGGCTGGGATGTGATCGCCCTGCCGGGTGAGGTGGTGTCCGATGGCGACCGCTAACCCGTCCCCCACGCGCATCAGTGCACCGCTGTGGACGCTGTGGCTGCGGTTCGACGCGGCCGAACCGACGGCCCTACTCGGGGGCATTTTCGCCGCGAAGGCCGGCTACCACTCGTACCGGTCGCGGCTGGCTGGCACCGACTACAGCTCGGGCCGGGATGTGGCCGCCGACAAGCAGGGCTCAGCCGAGTTGGCGGCGGCGATCGACCTGACGATGTCGACGGCGGCGATGATCCGCTACACGGGTCGCCTCGACAAGGCAGCTCGCGCGAGGGATCCGCGTCTGTACACGGCTGCCGGCCCGATCATTCGCGAGTTCATCGGCACCCTGGACGGCAAGACCGTCTACTGCTACGTGCTGGTGGGCGGCAGGCCGCTGGGTGTGGGTGCGGATGCTGGCCCGGATCCGGGCCGCGACAAGTCGCACCTGTGGCACCTGCACGTCAGCATCATCCGCCGGTTCGCTGCTGACGCCGCCGCGTTGGACGGGCTGCTGTCGGTGCTGCTGGGCGAGACGTTGGCGGCGTGGCAGAAACGCACCCAGCCTGCCGTCACCCCCACCCCGACGCCTGTTCCTGCCCCTTCTCAGGAGGTTGCTGTGAAGCCGTCTGACGTGTGGTCTGCGGATGTGATTCCGGCGGCGCGCCCGCCGCACAACAACGCCGATTTCCCGACGAACCCGCACTGGCGTGCCTCGTACGCGTTGCAGGCTGCGGTGGAGGCGGCCCGTTCGGCGAACAGCCGCGCCGGGGAAGCGGTCACCGAACTGTTGGCGGTGCGTGCCGGTCAGGCAGCGATCCTGGCGGCGGTGCAGGGCCTGGACACGGCGGCGGTACTGCGTCGGGTGGATGAGATCGCGGCGGAGGAACGGCAGCGGGACGCCACCCTGTTGGAGGCGTTGGAGCGCATCGAGTCCGGTGACCTGACCGCCGACGAGGTGGTGCGCCTGATTGGCGAGCGCCTGACTGCTCTGCCCGCCAAGGGCAACTAACTGAACATCGACAGACGGGGATCGGGATGGCGAACTGGCTCCGAAACCTTGTGATGCTGGTCTGCCTAGGCGCGTGGCTGGGGGTTGTCATCGCCTATCTAGCTCAAGGCAAGCTGCCTGACGCGGCAGTGCTCGGCGTGCCAGCGTTTCTTGTACTCGCGTTGGCGCCACCGAAGCTGCCCGGCGGCCGTGGTGGTCCCGGCCCGACAGCGTCCGCCCCTGTAGAGGAGTCCACCTCGTGAGCTACGGCCTGCAAGTGCTGCTGTCTTTGGCAATCGCTGCCGGCGCTGGGCTGGCGCTTCGCCCTTTTCTGAATCGGAGTGATGACCGATGACGCGTGTGGTGCGCGCGCTGAATTCGGCTCTGGCTGACCTCGCGGTGAAGGTGATCGCGGTGGCGGCTCTGCTGCTGTCGGTGTATGTGGGTGTTCAGCATGTCCAGTTGACGCGTTGTTTGGCGGAGTACAACGACGCGAACAACAGGGTGCAGGTGGCCCGGTATGCGGCGGCTGAGCAGGATCGGGCGGCGCAGGATGAGCTGTTTCGGGCGATTGCCGAGGAGCCTCGCCGGGGGGTGGAGGCGTTGCGGGAGTACAACGAGCGGCGGGCGGAGTCGGATCGGAAGCGGCGGGCGAATCCGTTGCCGGCGCCGCCGTCGCAGCGGTGTGGCTAGTGGGGCTCGCGTTCGCGGATGTCCCACTGGCCGGTGATGTTGTGCTGGTCGTGGTAGAGGCTGTCGATCCAGTCACGTAGGCGCTGCGCTTTGGCGTAGGCGCTGTCCTGGCCGTCGTGCTCGGACCGTTGGGTGGGGGCGCTGGCGGGCACGTTGTGCAGCACGATCCACCCACCGGTGCCGTCCATGCGTTGTTCGATGCGGACGACGGCGGCGGGGATGTCGTCTCCGGGCAGGTACAGCCACGAGTGCTGTCTGACCTGCGGCTGACCTGGCATGACGCGAGCCTAGCCGGGGAGGTGTCGTGCCGACTGTGCACCGGGGAATCACCCGAACCGTCGTCCTCACCCGCCGCTACGCCGTCAAGGTTCCGAGCCTGCGCGGCCACGCTGAGGGCGGGCTGCGGGGGCGGCTGGCGGGCCTCGCCCATGGCCTTCTCGCCAACCAGTCGGAGCGACAGTGGTCCGGTTACGAGCCGTGGGTTGGGCTGGTTGCGCCGGTGCTGTGGTCGTGGCTTGGCGGTGTGGTGCAGGTGTATCCGCGTTGTGAGCCGCTGCCTGTGACTTGCCGGCACGAGTACGTGGGTGATGAGTCTTTGCCGGTGCTGGATCCGGATCCGGGCGATCACAAGGCCGACAACTACGGCCTGCTGGACGGCCGGATTGTGCGCATCGACTACGACCTGCGCTGATGGCAGTTCAGGTTTGCTTGCATTCTCCCGGCCCGGATTCAAGTTTCGGGCCGTTTCCTTACATTCTCAAGATCACCCCTTGGAGGGGTCATGGACTCTGTCATCCTTCCCGAGCTGCCCACCTACCTGTTCGCCCCCACCTTGGCGGGCGTTCTGTCGCTGGCGCTCACTGTCCTGCTGCCCCTCGTGGCGGCTCTGTTCATGCGCCAGTCGTGGTCGGCCGGGCCGAAGGGTCTCGTGCTGCTGGCGCTCGCCGCCGCGAAGGCGTTCCTGGAAGCGTGGCTGGCCGCCACCAACTCGGGTGCCGTGTTCAACGGGGTGGAGGTCGGCTACGCGGTGTTCGTCAACTTCGGCATCGCCGTGGCCATGTACTTCGGCCTGCTGCGGGACACGGGTGTGCAGCGGGCGGCGATCTCGGGCGGTCCGGTCAAGGACCGCACCATCGACGGCGAGTACACCGAACGGACGGCCTGACCGTGCTCGCCGTGCTGCTGCTGATCGCCGCCGTCGTGTTCGCCCTGCTGCGGGCGTTCGGCGTGCCTGCCCGTGCCGATTTCGGTTGGCTCGCGATCGCGTGTGTGATTGCGGCGGTGTGGCTGGTGCCTGCCGTCTCCTGATCTGGCGTTGCCATCCCCAGCGGCGACGCCACCGGGCCGCCTCGTCTCCTGCTCTGCCGCCACAGCGGGCAGGTCGACGGGGCGGCCCACCCTTTTGTTTCCGGCCGTCGATGATCGGCGGTCGCGGGTGTCCAGACGATTCGACCACGGCCTACACGGGCACTGTCACCTTGCGGGTTGCGGATGGACGCTGGTCGTGACGTTCAGGTGAGGGGGATGCGATGAAGGGTGTGATCTGGCGGGACTTTCTTGGCGCTGTCGTGGAGGCTGTCTGCCGTCCGGCACCAGACCGGGATGCGGCGGTGCGGGCGGATCAGGCTCGCGGGGTCCGCCGGCTGGCTACCGAGGTTGTTGCCCGCAGCCGGAGGACTACTGACGGGCGTCGCCGGGCCGCCTAGCTGGCGGTCGCGGTCGGGTGCGGCCAGATGCGGGTGCCCAGCTCCACGTCGGCGCGCAGCCGGTAATGACACGGGTAGAGGGCGTATCCGCACTCGCGGCAGCGGCGGGGCTCGTCATCGGATCGGCCGTGCCGTGCAGCGAGCACCCGCCAATGCTCACGATCCACACCCAGCATGTACCCGCCACCTGCGCTGACGACACCGCCCCCACCCGGCCATGACGGCTGGTGGGGGCGGCTTCGCTGTGTCTAGATCACGAGCATGTCTTCGTCTGCCACGACCTGAACGCGATCTCCACCCGCTGCAAGGCGCTGGCCGTCTTCGTCGCGTTCTCCCCTTCGATACCGCCCAACCCGAGTTGCAGGTTGACGAACGTCACCTCCACGTTGTACTCGGCGACCGCTGACGCCAACTCCTTGGCGGGCTGGCCGTCGTAGCCGGACACGTCGGCGAGGAACGTCTTGCCCCGGTCGATGGCCATCATGATTTGGCCTTCGTTGGCGTCGGCCCACTGGTCGGCGGTGGTGGGCACGAAGATGTCGGTTTTCCACGCCTTGTAGGCGCGTTCGATGTTGGCGCATTCGATTTCGACGGCGGCGGGGCGCGCCGAGCTGGTGGCGGGCGCGGGCGCGGCCTGCTCGTCTGCGTCTCCGCTGCTGCATGAGGTGGTGGCGAGTAGCAGGGCAAGGGTGAGCGCTGCGGCGCGGTGGGGGCGAGGGCGAGTCAT